TGCGTCGTACTGCTGGATGGCGGCGACCGAGCTCCTCGTGATCGTGGGGATGCTCATCGGGCTGAGATTCACTCCGACCCGCAAGGAAAGTTAGACGGCAGAGCGAGGAGCCGCCCCCGATTGCGGGGGCGGCTCTTCCTTGTTTTTTGGCCCGGTTTTGTCCGAGGAATGGGGGAATTGACTCAGCGTTATGGGCGGTTCGCCGGACGTTGTGGGCGGGGTTGGTAGGACAATCGGTCCGTGGTGGATGTCAGTGGGTCTCGACTTAAGTTGGCTCGTGCGCAAAAGCACCTCGACGAGATGCTCGGCCTCCTGATCGAGTGGATGAATACCGACCCGATCGAGCGACAGCGTGTTGAGTTTGAGAATGAAGCCCGACTGTCGTTTGGGGTTTTTTGTCACAAGGAGCCGCCAGCGATGCTGGGCACGATCGCTGGGGATTTCATGCACAATGTGCGGTCGGCCTTGGATGTGGCTGCGTTCGCCGTGTTCATGGCAAACGGTGGGGACCCAGACGGGAAGGCCGCAAAGGGAGGGTACTACCCGGCAATTCCTGACGGGAAGGATTTAGACGTCGAGCTCGCACGAACGATGCCGTGGGCCTGGGAACAGGCGGTCGCCGCGGTGCGATCCACTCAGCCTCTGTCCTACGCCACCGAAGACCCGAGACGCCAGTGGCTGTGGCAGTTGGTCGACGCGAGCAATGGCGACAAGCATCGAGTGCTCCCATTGACGGCGATGGCTCTTCAACAGATCGAGGTGACGCCAATCTCACATGCGCGGCCGCCGTATTGCTGGGCGATGAGGTGGCCGACAGTGTGGCCACCGCTCGAAAAAGGCGTCTACAACGAACTGATCGGCATCGGCACGTGGACCGACGATACGTTCGCCGAATACGTTGCTGCAGATGATCCCGGCCGGATGATTCTCGAAGAGATCGAGTTCCCTGCCATCGGCTTTGCCGTCGCGGGCGCCCGGGGTGCAGTGCCAGTTGCCCTGTTTGAAAGCATTCTGCAGATCGCTCATACGGCCGTGGACGCGATCGGGAACTTAACTGCCCCAGGGAACGGCTGAGCAACTACAGCGCACTCGCGGACGGCAGCGCCGGCATGGGCACCTTGAACATCTGGTAGCCCGATGCGGTGCGGCCGGACTTGATCTGGCCGATGATGTTGCCCTGCGCCGTGTGATAGATCTGCTGGATCGATTCGTAGGCGACCAGGCGCGGGTCGTCCCACAGCTTCCAAGCTTTGCGGCCGGATGGGTGCACAAGCGCGAGGTAGCCGCCCATGTCGGTGTCGTTCGAGCAGGCCGAAATCAGCACGGGCGCATCGGGTGTGTTGCCGGCGCGGAAGCTGCCGTAGACAAGGTGTTGCCCGACGCCGGTTTTGTATGGGCCGGTCGATATGACGTTCTCCAGCTTGCCGGGATTGCCGCCGGGGACGCGGGCTGAGAAGTGGAATCCGGTCGGGTAGCCATCGGCGCCGAAGTAGACGCCCTCGGGTGCGGGGATGATGCTGACGACTTGGAATCGGCCGGACTGGCCGTAGTGGAAGACATTCCAGGTGATGTTGCCCCAGTAGGCGGTGACGCCGCTGGCTGTCGCTGTGGCCGCGATCGACAGCGTTGCCGACCGGCCGTCGGAACCGATGGCGGCGAGGGTTGCTCCGGCCGGGATACCCGGGCCGCGGATCTGCATGCCCTGGTGCTGCGGCAGGAATGCAGTCCGAACCGACGAGGCCGAAGTGATTCCGGTTTGGCCGCTGGTGGTGGCGATGTCGGAGAGCACGTTGATGTCGGCCACGTCGTCGGAGTAGACGATCCAGTCGTTGTTGTCGCCGCCGGTGATCCAGACGCGGTTGGACCACTTGTCGTATTCGATGGCGTGGCAGTGATAGGCGCCGGAGACGGGGTTGATCGAGAGACCCGGGATGCCGTCGGTGTTGGCCTGGAGGTCGAAGATCTTCACCCAGGTGGTGCCGTCGTCCTTCGAGAGGAAGCCGTAGCGGGCGTTGTTGGTGAGTGGGCTGTTGGTCTTGGCGCCGTACTCGACTGCCAGCGCGATCTCACCGGGCACGGTCAGACCCCATTGTGGACGGGCGTACACGCCGGAGGCGCGCAGCGAGATGACACCGGTCGAGGACACACCTCCGCCAGCCATCGTGCGGTTCTTGAAACTGCCCGTCTTCGACATGAATCGAGAGCCCTCGTAGACCAGGAGCAACTCCTCGGACGGCAGCTGCACCGCGCCCGCGATCTGGTTCACGTCGCCGGTCGACAGCAGCGGCGCTGACCAGGTTTCGCCGTCGTCAGGTGAGTAGAACAGCTGGAACGGGGACGCGGTCGATGCGCCGATCAGCTGTGTGCGGTCGCGGGTGATGCCAATGACCTTGATGGGCACCGGCGAACCGGAGACTGTCTTGAACGGTTCGGTGATCGCCGGGGTCGCGAGCGTCGGGGTGGCGGTCGGTGGCCGGAATTCTTTGACGAACTTGCGGACCAGCGCACTGGCCAGGATCGCGTCGGACGCGCTCATGCTGCCTCGATCTCTGTGAGGTTTCCGGCACCGTCGTAGGTGTAGGTGCGGGTGATGCCGTTGCGGGTGTCGGTGGCCACGGTGCCGTCCGAGTTGTAGGTGAACGTGGTGACGATGCCGTCTTCGGTCACCGAGGTGACGCGGCCGGTGATCGGGTCGGTGACGATGCTCGTGGACCCGGCGAAAGCCGGGGCATAAGTGCCCGCGAGTTCCTCATTGAGGGACTCGAGCATCCCGGCCACGATCGACTGCCACGACGGCCCAGACGGCGGCGTAGCCAGCCCGTCCAAGATCAGATCCCGAAGCCGCGCTGATACCCCGACCGCCGGAATCTCGATCCCGAAGTGGTGCCCGTCGAGATAGACCGTCGCTCGCCCCGGATCCAAATCGTCCGTCGTGATCGCCCCAGCCGCCGGGTGAACCGTCACCGTCCTCGGCATCACCATGCCCGTCGGCCCCGCGCCAGACGGCCTCGGCACCTCCAGCACAAACTGCACCGGCTTGGTGGTGGAGACCCCCGCCAGATCGAACAAGTCCTCGGTGATGATCCCCATCAGATACGCGTCCTACTCGGTGATGTTGAGCTGGTCCCAGTTGGCGATCAGCTGCGTACGGGTCTTTCCCTCGACCGGGTCCGCGCCGGAAACTTTGGCCATGAACTCGGCCCACTCCTCGGTGGTCGCATTGCGGTCCGGTGGATCCTGCTCGGAGGTATCGAAGGTGACGTCTCCGATGGTCACCGTGGCAGGCGCGCTTCCGCCCTGATGGTCGTCATCGGCGGAATCATCGCCCGAGATCGCGGCGACGAGCTCGTCGTCGACGTTGAACGCCAGCGCCGGGCCGCTGGTGTCGTACTGCACGCGTTCCGGCTGATCCCCCGCTGCTTCGAGGAGCGCGACCCGCAGACGTTCACGGTCCGCGGCGTCCTTGGGCACGATGGTTGGCATTGTTGTCTCCCTTACAGATTGACGAGGACTGCGGCGGTGATGCCGTCCCACGAGACGACGTCCGTCCGCTGGGCGAGCATGAAGATCATGTTGTTCCGCGGGTCGAAACCGTCACCGCGCGTGGACCACTGCACCCCATAGGATTCGATGTCACCGCGGTGAACCTGCACCTGACCGGACGCGGCGATCCACACAGTGCCGGCGGCCGGTGCGGCACCGGCGATGGTGGTGCCGGGGTAGTTGCCGAACGACCAGACCGACCCGAGTGGGGTGGTGAGTTTCCCGCCAGCGGACTCGATCAGATGCTTTTCGGCTGCTGCGGCGCCGAGCTCGCGGGGCGCGTGGATGACGGGGGTGCCACCGTAGTTGCGCCAGAAGTACTTCTCCAGCAACCCGATACCCCGGGACAGCGACACCGCTGTGCCGGATACGATTTCAGTATCGAGGTCCATCAGGGCACCGGTGTCCGAGCCCTGCCAGATCGCCGACTCAAGGCCGGCGGACTCCCCCGCGGTCAGACCGGCGAGGACGCGGCCTTCGAGGTCGAGGGATTCCATGCCGACGGATTTGCAGGAGAAGCCCCAGTACATGTTGATCGGGCCTGAGGTGACCGTCGCCAGATCGGAGTCGAATTCGAGCGGATCGGCCGGCTCTCCACAGTCGAAGCCGGTGTACTTCACCTCGCCGGTCGGGTTCGGGAGCTGCTCGATGCCGTGTTTGAAGTGCGGGTCGTTCGCAGGGATTACCTCGGCGGCAGACAGCAACCCATAACGCGGTGGTACGAGAGCGGGAACGGCCTCCACATACAGGGGCGGCGCTCCAGTCGGGGTGTCTATCGGGGTCGTCATCGCTGTCCGATTCTGTTGTGCGGGTAGATGATGCCGCCCCGCACCAGTGTCTGGGTAGTCAGCTGGTGCGGGGCGGAGTCAACTCAGGCTGCGACTTTGCCCTGCGCGTCGAGGACACGGCCGGTACCCGTGGTGCCGGAGACACCGAGGTTCAGCGTCGCGACGTACGAGACGTACGCACGCTTGTGGACCAGCAGCTTCTCCTCGAAGAACATCTTGAGGAACTGGTTCCGCTTCAGCCCGGCGGTGTCGTAGATGGCGTCGAGGTTGATCACGTCACCGCGGCCACGAACCCAGGTGCCGGCCGGGTATGCCAGCGCCTTCACCGTGGTGGGGTAAGCCGTCGGAGCCGTGCTGGCACCGAAGTTGCCGCCGGTGGCGTACGCGTCCTGCCAGTCGTACACCCACTGGACGCGGGCGTTGCGCTCAGCGAACCACCGGTCGATGTCGGCGTCGGTGACGTGCTCGAGCGCGATGCCAGCGCGGAGGCTGTAGTCGGCGCGGATGATTTCCTTGACGTACTCGGGGAACACCCACTCCAGCAGCATGTTCGGCTCGGCCCGGTACTTGTACTGCAGGTGCTTGGACAGGAACCCGACACCGTTGAGGATGCCGCTCGTGGCCGACGGGCCGAACCCGAGGCCGGACCACGCGGTCGACCCCGCTTCCATCAGCGCGATGGACTTCTGGTTGTAGCGGTGACGATGCACCGACGTCGCGAGGCTGACGTGGCGGGCGCCAAGCTCCGGGTAGGCGTTGTCCTGCAGGATGCCGGATTCGACACCGGTGAACACGATCCCGGCGCGGGACTCCACCCACGTGGTGCAGGGCACCTCGTAGAACGGCTTCTCGACGTAATCCTCCGGGTCGATCGGGTCCTCTTCGGCCTCGGTGCGGATGATGCCGACGTCCTCGGCGAACACGTTCGAGTAGTCCGGGGTGATCGGGGTGCGGATACCGCCACGGGGGGTCGCGACGTCGGGGACGTCGATCAGGCCGGCGGAATCGCTGGTGAGGTCCTCGGCCAGGTCGTAGGACACCTCCGACACCGAGCACCAGCCGCCGGCAGCGGCGAGGGCGTCGAGTCCCTTTTTGCCGGAGGCCTTTTCGATCCGGGACAGCGACGCTGCGTGTTCGACGACGTTCGTGTCGTCCTGGAATTCGGCAGTCAGCTCCGGCGGGTACTCGGTCTGCAAACTCGCGACGGCCGACCGGATGGGGGCGGCGAGACGGGCTTTGCCCTGCGGCATGCCGGCGAACTTCGCTGCGAATGCCTTCGCGAGATCGGTCGCTCCGTGGAGTTCCTGGCCGGTGGAGAAGCCACGCACCTCGGCGGCGGCGACGATCGACAGGCCACCGGGGTTGGTCGGGAGCGGGGCGGGTGCCTTGTTCCGGATCGTCGCGATGTTGAACGGCTTCGTCGACTTTTTCGCCGACGCGGCAACGGCTTCCGGCTGCGCGACAGGCTCGGCGGCAGGGGCATCGGTGGGCTCGGCGGCGCTCTCCGGGGTATCGGCGGCCGGTGTCTCGGTGGCGGCTTCAGGCTCGACAGGCTCATCGCCGGCGGGCTCGTCACCCTCAGGGTCAGCGGGGGTAGCGAACTTGTTCACGCGGTCAGCGATCGCAGCCAGGCGCGCCTGGTGCTCGGCGTCGACGTCCGCAAGGCGAGTCTGTTCGGCGGCGGTGCCTTCGATCGCGGCGGCGAGCTGTTCGAAGCCGTCGACCTCAGCGGGGCTGAGGCCTTCGGTGTCGTTCTTCGCCTTGAGGGCACTGAACTTTTCGAGTGCCTCGTTCTGCAGAGCTTCGACCTCGGGGCGGGTGAGGCCCGCTTCGGCGAGGGCGGCTGCTACCGCGTCAGCTGGTGTGGTGTCGTCGCCCGCAGATGCGGCGCGTTCGATGAGTTCCTGGAGTTCGATAGCCACCGGGGTGCTCCTGTCGGGTGTGAAACGTTCACGCCCGGCCCAAGGCCAGCAGCTCTACTCGTGAACCACTGTAACCCGCCACCAGCGGTTCAGCGGCTAACTGGCCTGTATGTTCCGCCTGACGCCTCAGCGGCGGCTTTGGCTTCCTGTTCGGTGGCATACCGTTTGATCGTTCCGTCGGGCCGGATCACCCGATGAGCGACGGAGTTTCCACGTCCGCAGTTGCACGGCATCAGTTGTCGTCCTTTCCGTGTTGGCCCGGGTGTTTCCCGAAGTGGGCGAAGTACAGGTTCGCGGCCAGACCGTTGATTTGTTCGGGTGTCATGTCGTGGATCTCTTCGGTCAGCGCTTTGACGAGCGAGCGGTACGGGGTGGGTGTGGTCGCCCACCGTGCGAGCCCCGGCCCGGACAGCCAGTACCGCTTGAGTTGTGGCGGCATCCGGCCACCCGGAGCGTCGACCCCCTCGGCAGCGCGCGCAACCCGGCGGGCAGCGGCATCGACCCGTACCCGCGCGACCGCGGCAGCCGCCGACCACAACCGTCGGTCACGGCGCCTCTCGTGATATTGCTGCACCCGTCCCGCCGCGACCTGCGCCCGCACCTTGTTCACCCTGGCGGCCGCGATACTCGTCCGGACGAACGCCTCCTGCGCCTGCTGTCCAGCAGCAGCGAACACTGCGTCGAGTTCGGCCGGGTCGACACCCTTCGGTGCCTTGCGCTTCGGCGGCCGGTTCGCGACGACACCGGCGGCGACGAGCGTCAGGTTCGCTGATGCCGCCAACGTTTCGGTGCGCGGGATCGGGAAGCCAGGCACATTCACTGCCAGCGCCGCGATCATCTCGAGGGTGCCGTTGATGCCACGCCAGTCCCCTGAGATCCCTGACCGGCGCAGCGCGGCGATGTCCTCATCGGATGTGCCGGGGAGGATTCGGCCGGCCATCCAAATACCGTGTGCGTCTTCGCCGCAACGGACGATCGCGACGGCGCTGCCGGTGTTGTCGTAGTGGGCGGCAGCTGCTGCGGCGGACTTGTTCAGTCCTGCGTGCCCCGTCCCGAGGGTCAGTTTCCCGACGGGTAAGGGGCCGGCGTCGGTGTCGACGATCCCTTGGTGGAAGTAGCGGTAGTTCGATGCTGAGGATGGTGCTGTGGTGCAGCCAGGCAAACCGATGTGGCAGGTTTGCCAGTCTGCTACGTGCCCGAATACGTGGCCGTCTGCGGTGACGGTGATCGCGGTGGGTTGGTCGAGGTGTGGGTCGGCGAAGTCGGCGAGTGGGTAGACGATCGCGGCGGCGACGAGGGCGGCGGTGACGGGCTCGAGCGGAATGTCATGGTGCACACCAGCGAGGGCGATGCGGAGTCGGTCGTATCGGATGGGGCCGACGTCGGAGAGGGTGGACACGTCGAGTCCGTATCCGGCTGTGACGTGGGGGATGTAGTTGTCGTAGGTGTCGGTTTCGTCGTCGACTGGGACGTCGGGGTGGCCTTTGAGTGCGGCGACGACGCGGCTCCGGAGGTCGTTGAGGCCTTGGGCTTCGGTGAGGTAGACGGCGCATTCGTCGGGTCCGTCGGGGCCGGGGTTGAACCGTGCGTGCGCGAAGACCTTGCCTTCGACCGGTGCGGGCCGAACCTGCTGGACCGCTTCGATGGTGGCGGCCTGCTGCTCGGGGGTCCAGCCGCGGACGTCGTCGCCGAGGTACGCGAGGGTGGTGTGGAGTTCCTCGGCTGGTTCGCCGCCGTCAACTGCGAGGCGTTTCGCATCGTCGGCCGCGGGGATCAGCGCGACCATGCCGCCCTTGTGCTCGGGCTCGGCCTCGTCGTCGGATGCAACTTCCGGCACTTTTTTATTATTACCGTCGTCTACCTGCTCGTTTGCTGCGGCGACCAGCTCGTGGTCGGAAGGCTCGGTGCCCCAGACGGGTTCGATTTTCGCCTCAGCGAACGCTGGCCCCGACACCATCGTGGCGCCCATCAGACGGTGCTGCGACACCACATACTTGACGTCGGCGGGTGCTTCGATCTCGGCTATCTGCTCCGCGGGGATTTCGACACCTGCATCGTCGAACGGCACCTGGGTGTAGCGGATGCGGTCCATGTCGGCCGACACCCAACCGGCATATCCGTCGCCGAGTTTCCGGGCCCAGTCCGCTGCGACGGGGTCGGCGAGGTCGAAGGTGCCTTCGCCGTGGATGGCACCGTTCTTGACCCACACTCGTTCGATCAGCCCGACGACGACGCCGCCGTCGTGTCCGTCGCCGATCTCGGCTTGCGCACACAGAGGGAGGGGCAGCGGCCGGACGTCGGGTTCGGCGCCGTCGGCGAGCTCGAAGATCCGGCCGTCACCGGACTCTGTGTTCAGTGGTAGCAGCAGGCCACGCCAGCCCGTCGGTGGTCCGTCCTGGGGCACAGGGGCATCGACGATCGACTGGTCGACTTCGGCTGGTGCGGTCACGATAACTCCCGGCGGCAGATGCTGTGGATACCCTCCACAGTATCCAGCGCATACCGCTATCGTGGGTAGCGCACGACAGCCTGGCCGCGTCAAAGCCTCTTGAGATCAGGCCAAAGGACAGCCACGACGGACTCTCACGTGACCCGAGTTGTACCTGCGCGGTTAGGCTGTCTGCCTAAACCTCAGATGCCGACGCGATCTCCCGGCGGAACATCACGTACGTACCCGCGGTCACCTCGCCGGTCGACTTCGCTACTCGCACAAGGAGTTTGTCCTCTTCCGCGTCGCGCATCGCGGGCGGTAGGGCGGGGTTGTCCGTGACGAGGATGAACGCATCGCCGCTGTCCCACCCGGAGCCACGCACATCACGATCTGGGTACGCGGCAGCCGCCCGCTGGACAGCGTCGGCAATGGAACTGGTCGTTGCAGTCATCAATTCATCCTTTCAATTCCCCATAGTCGCACGTCTACGGGACGCGCACCATCGAAGTAGCGTCCTCGGTGGGCATCAGATCGTCGACGCGCATCCATTTAATCGACCCCCGCTCGGCGTCGTCGAGATAGCTGATGACATCGAAGTCCGTCGTTTGACCGTCGACCAGCCGCACAACCTTGACACCCTTTTCCATCCGGACTTCCCACGAGAAGATGTGGGCACCCGCGCCGCCCTTCCAGATGACACTGATCCATCCGCGGGCGCCGGCCGATAGTTTGCCGATCGCTTTGAGCGTCGCGGCTTTCCCGCCGCTGCTCATAAATTCTCGGACAGTGCCGTCACGTTCGCGCCACAGGCGGCCGTAGTGGTCCAGGTTGTAGAGCTTTCCCGTCGCGAGGTAGTCGCTGTAGGTGTATGTCGTTGCCGTGAACCCTGGGCTGCCTTTGTGGGCGGGTTCGGCGGTGACGTCGTAGCCGCGGCGGCGCAGCTCCAAGGCTTGGACTACGCGTTGGCAGTTGACTTGCCACTCGGTGCCGTGTGCATAGTTCGGGTTTGCTCGGCCGATGTCGTTGTTGAAGTCGAGCCTGGAGTCGAGGTCGTCGGTGAGGTCGTAGTGGGTCAGGTCCTTGTGTGGCAGGGCCGGGAGTGGGTCGTCAATCCAGGCCTGTTCGGCGGTGAGCCAGGCTGCCACGTCCTGCTTCCACTTCGTCTCGGCGACCAACCACTGATCAACCTCGGCGCGGTATTGCTGCTCGGCGACCAGCCAGTCCTCGACGTCGGCGGTGTATTCGTCCTCCGCTGCCAGCCACGCCTCAATCTGTTCGACGGGGTACTCATCCTCGAGCGGCTCGTCATCCAGCTCAGTGTCGTCGCCGTCGAGCTCGGGTTCGTCGTCAAACATGTCCGCCCGCCGATCCGCCTCGGCGGCAAGGTATTCGTACAGCTCGTCATCCTCGGCGTCGAACATCGCCTGGGTAAGTTGCTCGTCGGTCAACCCCGAAAGGTCAGGAAGAGGGCGTTCTGGCTTGTGGTCGGGATCCACCGCCACCGGGTCCGAGCGTGCCAGCAGTTGCTGGCCGTGGTCTTCGCCGCGAGCCCTGGGTGTTCGAGGGCGCCGAGTCTCATCGGCCAGTGCATCGATCGCGGCGTCCGCATCGTCGGGATCGTCCGGCCCGATACGGATCCCGCCGGGCCGGATCTCCCCCATCGATCCGTCGGGGCCCTGCAACTCGTCTTGCAGTTCGTCGTAGTCGAGGAAGTTCAGGTCGCAGCGGCAGTTGATCGTCTCGTGAGGTGCAATCGTTATCGGATCGCCCGGGAACAGCAGCAGGTATCCCCCGACGCGGAACGGCTCAGCGAGTTTCACTACCTGCCCGTCAGCAACTCTGTGGGACAGGCGGACTCGGGAGTCGTCCGTCGACAGCCACCGCTTCCACAACGAGTCGCCGGTCGCGATCTCCGCCGCGCGGGCTGCAGCCAGACGTCCACCGAGGATCGCGCCGTGGATTTCGGTGCGGGCGATGCGTCGGGCTTTCCACTGCCATTCCCCCAGGCTTTCGTCGTGCTCTTCCCACAGCCGGCGGCGGCGGGCCTCGAGGAGTGGTTTGCGTGCTGGGTCGAGGTCGGGGTCCATCAGCTGGTTGTCGACGTCGTTGATGTCGGCGCGGATCGCGCGGGTCGCTGCGTCGATGTTGAGGATCCGGCCGACCCGTTCGGTGATTTGTCGGTAGTCCTCCGCTTCGGACAGCGCTTCCAACAGTTCTGGGCGGAGTTCTTCGAATGCGCCTTCGGGCCAGATCTTCAGGCGGTCGGATACCTCGGCGAGGTAGGCCTGTTCCCACCGGTAGGAGCTGTATTCAGCGCCGCGGCGGACCTGTTGGAAGGCTTCACCGAACGCGACACCGATGGCTGGGAGGACGTTTGCGTTGGTTTGCTGCCGCCATGTGTTGTACGACGCGACGACTGAGTCGATCGCCGCCATGGGTGGTGGGTAGGAGGCGGCGGTCAGGCCGGGCAGGGTGTTTCGGACTTCGCGGAGTAGGAGGTAGCGGGCGGCGTCGAGCCACTCCGACATGGCTTTGAGGACAACCGTTTCGGTGGCCCGTTCGTGTTTGGTGTGCAGACGGGCGGAGTTGAGCCGTGCAGCGATGTGTTTGTCAGGTCGCGGGCTCACAGGCGACCTCGATATACGGGCGCAAGGTGTCTGCGGTGGGTGGGGATTGGGTGAGGATCAACTGTCGGGTGTAGGTGTCGATGGCGGTGACGATGCGGCCGGCGAGGTGTTCAGGCAGCACGGGGATGAGGAGGTCCCAGGCGCCGCGCAGTAGTTTGTCGCAGTCTGAGTCGTTGGCGGCGAGTCGGATTCGGGTGTGGGTGAGGTAGGCGGTCGCGGTGCCAAGCTTCCGGGCGCCGTTGTGTCGGCCGGTGGCTGGGCTCCGGCGGGCGGCGAGGTCGAGGCCGCGGATGACGGCGTATTCGCAGAGCAGGTCGACGCACGGTTCGGTCATGCTCCGCTCTCCGCTGCTGGTGGTGGAGTGTCTTTCGTGCCCGGTGGGGTGTTGTCGGTCACGGGTGCGGGCGGTGTGGTGTCCGCGGCCGGGGCGGTGTCGGTGCCGTCGACGACGTCCTTGATGTCCTTCGCTTCGTCGAGAACAGGCTGGGCGATCTCGATTCCCAGCTTCGGCAGCAGGATCGGTGCGAGTGTCGGGGCGCCGATCAACAGCTGGATCAACAGGTTCCGCTCCTGCTCTTCCTTCGACGGAGCGTCGTCGTCGCCGAATCCGTTCTCGCGGCGCAGTGTCTCGTCGGACACCGCGCCCTTCTCGTGCAATGACTGCGCGTCCTTCGACCGGTCCGGCCGCAGTTCGAGAGGTGTGGTGTCGTACCACACCTGGTAGCGGTTGGTGTCGAGGCCGAGTTCTTCGAACATGGGGCGGAGCCAGCCGACGGTGAAGGCGTGGCACAGGGTTCCGTCGATGGGTGCGACACCGAGACGCACTTCGTCTTCGGAGATCAGCCATCCGGTCCAGTGATTCGATGTGGCCATGCCGAGGACGACAGACGGGTCGGAATCCATGCCGAGGGCGATGCGGCGGATCAGTTCTTCGCGGAGCTTCGGTGCGTTCTCGTCGAGTGGTGAGTCGAAGGTGATGTGCTGAATTTTCTCCAGCTGGTCGGCGGGCCCCTCGATGATGAATGGCACGACCGACGCCGCTGATTCACGATCGGTCAGTGGGGTGATCATCGCGTCGGCGAGCTCGTCAGCGAGTGTGTAGTCGTCGTCCGGCTTGTCGTCGTCTTCGTCATCCCCACCGGTACTTGCAGGCCGAACTACCGAGAGCCCTTCCGGGATCGCCAACAGGCCAGCACCGGCGAGGCGTGAATCAATCTGAGCGGACACGTATTTGCCGAGGCCTTCGAGTTCTCGGGCGTGCGGCAGGATCGCGCGGACGGGTGAGTCGGCGAGTTGTTCGAACTCGGGGTCGGGGGTCCAGCAGCGGATGAGGATTTCGCTGTCGTCGACGTTGCGGGTGGTGATGCCGTCGTTGATTTTCCAGCTGCCGGCCTGGCCGCTCACTTCGGACACAGAGTGGGCGGACCAGGTGAATCGTTCGCCGTCTTGTTTGACGATGATGGTGGTTTCGCCGTTGTGGATGATGTGCTGCGCAGCGCGTTTCAGTGACTGCTGGACGGCAGCCGCGTCGCCGAACATGGCCTCAGATAGCGCGACGATGGTGGGGTCGTCGGTGACGGGGGTGGGGTCGGCGCCGGGTTCGGTGCGTTCGGCGATGAACAGACGGGTTTGCGCGACAGCGCGGGCCTGTCGGTCACCCGCGAATCGCATCTCACCGGTGACGCGACGGAGTTGCCAGGCTTCTTGCTGCCAGGGTTGGCGGCCGGGCCGGATTTTTTTGCGGGCAATGGATGGGGTGTTGAGAACTTGGGCGGCTGCAGTGACGGCGGTGCGGCCTGACCCACTGAAGGTGGCGACACCTGCCGGGCGGGCGTCGATGGGGATGGAGACGGTCGATGGTTCTGAGGATGCGCGGGCACGGATGCGGCGTGCCAGGCGGCCGCGTGGTTTCTGGGTGGCGCGGCGTTCTGTGCGGGAGGTGGATTCGGGTGCTGGTCTCATCGGGTCAGCTCTCGTCGATGGGGTCGAGCCAGGTGGCGGCGAGACCGACGAGATGGGATGCGGTGAACGCGGACGCGACGATCACGTATGCGGCGGTGTGGCCGTAGAAGTAGGCGACGCTGAACAGTCCGCCGGCAATCCAAATCGATGCACACCAAGGGCAGGAGATGCCGTAGTCGAGGTCGCTGTCGGGTTTGGTGTGGCGGTAGATGAAGGCGCGGAAGTGGCGGGTGATGTAGTCGCGGTTCACCAGTCGGGTGACGCGGGCGACGAGGCCGAGCGTGATGAAGAAAACGGAGACCGACACGGAGCACCTTCCAGTTTGCTGTGGTTACTGATTACTGTAACCACCGCTTAGGAAGTCGGTGCCGTCTGCAACCTGGCGTGGTGTCTCTGATCTACAGGTTGGGGTGCTGGACCCGGTTGCCGGAAGTAATGAAGAGCATCGGGTCGGCTTCTGCTCGCGCCTGGGCCGCTAAAGCGAATGGCAGTACGTGCTTGTCGATGTAGCCGTCTAGCGCATCGCCGTTGACGATGTCGATGTAGTACTTACCGTCAAGCTTTCCCGCTTTGAGCTCACGTACGAGAGGAGCCCACTGAACCTTTTCGGCGGCATACGGGCGCCGGTTCGCGTCGACCAGATAAAGATCAGCTGACGTCACAACCATCGGGTACATAAAGACGATGCTTGCCCAGTCCCCTCGTGTGGGATCGTGACTCGACGAGCCATAGTTAAGAGCTTGAGCGCGATAATGCTGAGTGGCCTTCGCTAGGGGGATTACAAGACCGTTGAAAATCCCCTCATTCTCAGCTGACCATTTCGGTTTCTTAAAGTCGAGACGGGTCATCTGCGTGGCCACGATAGGCTGATTCCACGGGGCCTCCGTCAGGCGCTGCAGGCCAGTGTGTTCGCGTGCAGTAACAGTTTTCGGGACACTTCGTCCATCCGGAAGCTCGGTTGTTCCGACCACCACATGCGGGAACCGGAACACCTGCTCCTTCCGAGCCTGCGCTTTGTCGACGTTGTTCGGCTCTTTGCCGACCAGAGCATACGGCTTCGACGACTGTTTACATTCGACCAGGCAACGCACCCCGATCGAATATCGGAGGTCTTCGTTTCGATAGACCTGTTTGTAAGCCATCACGTCAATCTCGCGCGATTTCGATTTGTCGTCGGGATCTGTAAACGCCGAGTTGATTTGAGTGTGAAAACCACGCAGCTCGAACGCGGACTCAGCCTCTTGCTCTAACAGCCAGCCAGCAGATTGAAGCGCCCCAATGACCTCTTCCGACGTGGGTGGTTGCATCGTGCGCGCCGGCTGCTGCTGGTCATTCATCGCAACAGCTTCCCATAGTCGCTGTGTATTCTAAGCCCCGTTGCGCTCGCGAACCGGACGATGCGCCCACGTCGACAGTAAACTTCACCACTCCCCCTCCAATCGAGAAGCCGGTGGATCAAAATTATCTGGCCACTTTGTTGCGCTGTCCCAGAAAATTCCTTCCCATCTGCATTCATCATCGATGTCGGCGTTAGTGAAATCGGCACCGCCGAGGGAAGCAGATGAGAAATTAGCTCCGCGCAAAACGGATCCGACGAATGACGCATAAGTCGCTGACGCTCCAACGAGTTGAGTTCGCACCATCGGAACGTTGTCCAGTACAGCAGCAGTAAGGTTCGCGACAGACATATCGGCGTGGATTAAATCGGCGTCGGTTAGCGTTGCGCGAGCAAAACTCGCCCCGCGACAGTTAGCCCAACTCAGGTTCACGGCAGTCATATCGCAACTGTCAAATGTCACGTTGGTCAATTTGGCCCTGCTTAGATTGGCACCCCTGAGATTTGAACCGTTGAGATCGACCGCACACTCATTCCAGTCGCGATCAAAATCAGTCTGCGCCGACACCGGCGCCCGATGACTTTTAAGCACACCAATAATCGCTTTGCGCACGTCTTCGTCGGTGTCCGGATTTTGCAGCTGGCCACATAAGAGATCAATGCAAACCTGACGTTCTTCGTCTTTTCCGAAGCGGTGCCAGTCGTCCGCCAATGCCGCGAAGGCATGGACACTGGCAACTCTGAGCATTGGGCGGTCAGATCCCAGTTGTTCTGCGACGGTCGAAAATCGCTCGCGTAATATGCGCCCCTGATCATCGGCTCGGCGAGACTTTTCGAGATCGTGTCGCTCCCGGTCGAGTTCGTACTTGCGAGAATCAAGTTTTAGCTGCTCGGCGGCGGTGGATGCCTGGGCTGCCGCAACCTTCTGTGCGGCCACACCGGTCTGCTGCGCTTCGATTGCAACCGCATGCTGTTTCTGCGCAAGTCGATGAGTCAATTCGGTGGTGTCTTGCCGACGGTAGGCGACCAGTGCCGCGCCGCCGATACCGATAATCGCGAGAAGCGTTGCGGTCGTGCGCGCCGCATTGAACCAATCATCGCCTTCTACGCTGGCTATCCAATCGAAGGTGACGGACCACTCGACATCAGACAGCAGGAATGCGAACCAGAGAAAGATCAAGGCACCGACTGCGGTGACGCCGACAGTGCCCGCGACTACGAGTTTCACGAGCGACATGCGCTTTGCATCGACGCCGTCCTGGGCCGCCTGGACTTGAGCTGATGGTGTCGTAGTCTCGGCCGACTCAGGTACCCGAGCAGCTTCCTTGGAAGGCTGGTCCTCAGGCGTCTTCTCTTCACTCACCGAGCGATCTTCGCACCCTGCCCGAGTTTCTGTCTTGCTCTCGGGTCCTTGATCGGCGGTCCGTTGCCGGCGGGTAGTCCGGTCAGATGACAGCAGTAGAGGCAGCGTGGTGTGGAATTGTGGTTGCGGCCGGTGCGGCGGACTGGGCGGCCGCAGAGGGTGCGTGCGAACTGGCCCGAAGGGTCGGGGGCATGCAGACGTCGACCGGTCGGGGTCAACACCCAGAACCGGTCGGCGTCAGTCAGGCGCAAGGTCACCGCAGTACGCTGTCAGGCTGCGACAATGGCGCGATGGACTGGATGGAGTGGGGAAAGGTCGCGGCACCCATCATCGGGGCTGTTATTGGCGCAACGTTCGTCGCGTTGGGCTGGCGGGTCGGCCATAGATCGAGGCGACGGGGCAACTGGGAGTCGATCAAGACCGACCTCGAGATCGCAGAAATGCTCCCGCCGGGTGACGAGATGCGGTTTTGGCTTACGTCCTACGCAGACCTTCGTCTTCGGAGATACGCGAAAGAGGAAGTGAGGTACCGCGCGTTCCGCCCAGGCGCCGCTCTGCTCGCTCTGCTCGGAACCTCGGTCTTTCTCGTAGGCTTGCTGGCTATTCCCGCTTACAGAGCCTGGACCGAGGAGGCCGGGGGATGGCACATCCTGATTCCAGTTCTCGTCGGTCTGGTCGCAGGCGCACTTGCTCAATCCGATCCAACCCCCGATGTGTTGCAAACTCGCTGGCGCAAGTTGAAGTTTCCGTGGAAGGCGGCAGCGAACGCTGATGAGATCGCGGTCCTTCGCAGCGGCATTGCGGAGTATGACCGTAAGCGGACCGCGTGTTTCACGACGAAGAACGCTGGCGACGCAGAGGGAAAGTCTAAAGAGACCCAAGCGTCGACGGGTGCCGCCGAGGCGGTGTATGACAAGCAGACGCCGGAAGCTCCGCCGAAACATTCCGAGGGCGAGACGACTACCAAGTGATCGAGGTGTCCGCATGTTGATCACAGCCGCCCCACTGCTTTCAGAACGTCCGCGGCCGCTTCTACTGCGTCCCAGTCTGTTCGGTCGTCGTTGTGCCGGTCTGGGTGGGCATGCGCGCGGGCCCTCCGGTACACCTGGGCGAGCGTGCCGAGTGAGAGGGAGTCGTCGAAGGCAGCTGCGATCCGGCGCAGTGTTGCTTCCGCCTCCACCACGGTAATCTGCGGTCCGGCTGGCGCGGCCCCGAGCTGCTTCCACCCGGTGTACTGCTCATCCCCTGGTGTGATGCCGTAGCGGTCGATTTTCCGGAGCGCCTCGAGTGCCAGTGCGATCGCCCGGAGGTTGTCCTGCCACGTGGTGAACTTGTCGCACGGAAACGACAACGGGCCCTTCGTGGACTCGATCGCCAGAATCACACCCGGGTGGTCAGGCTTCGCATTGGCGCGGGGCATGCCGTCGTTCCGGAAGTCCTGTTCCCGCATCGCGATCTGCAGGACGGCGGGTGCGTTGCGGTTCCCGCGGCCAAGGTTCCACAGCTCCCGGTCCAACAGCTGCAGCGTCGACCGCCAGGGAGCCGAAAACTGAGACGACACCCGGTTCGCGGTGAGCCGGCCGGGCCACTGCTCGATCGGCCGCAACGTCATACCGGCTGGGTAGTCACTCATCGCGGGTCCACCCGTCTTCGAGGATTGCGCCTGCGATCCGGTACCGGTTCGAGAACGTGACGAACTCGGAGTGGTTGTCCTGGATCAGCTTCGCGAGGCGGTTCGCTGCTTCAGCGTCGCCCTGGACAATTGACATGTCGAGCTGCGACAACGGGACGCGCAGCTCGACGACGCTCATGCCTTCGGCTTCTATGGTCAGCGCAACGTGTTCGGCGTGCGCGCGAACGATGTCGTCGGCCGTTTGCGACCAGCCGCATTCACATCTCGCGATACCTGGTTCGCGTTCTCTGTGGCCGTGTCCGGCGATGATGTCCGATAGCTCACTCATCACGCACCAGCTTTCGGGGTGATGTCGAACTGGGCTATCACAGCGCGGGCGGTCCCCTCCCAGCTGCCGACGTCCAACTTCACACCGAGGGTGGTGCCAAGCTGCTTCGTCGCCTGCTCCAAGAGGCCAGCCAGATGCGCGACCAACTGCGCCTCCACTTGTTGCTGCTCCTCGCTTTCACGTTCACGTTCGAGTTGGTCGGCCTCGCGATGCAGGTCGTCGGCATCGCAGTAGTTCACACGCCGGGTTTCGCAGTAGTCGCGAACGATGGACGCCGCGAACCGTAGATCTCTGGGCTTGTTCGCGTCAGGGTCACCGACCTGGGGTACGAGCGGCGCAGCGTCCGTTGGGAGCGTGGCGCCACGCCAGTACCAGTCTTCGTTGCCCGGAATGTATGCGAGGAACGCATCTCGGACCTTTCGAACAAGGATGCCGTTCGGCCGCAGCCACGGCCCGGTTTCGTTGACGCTCATCCGAGTACCGCCAGGGTGATGAGCGCGGACGCGAAGAACAGTCCGTACGCGCCGGCAAGCGCGATCGCTGCTATTGCAATGAGTTTCAGCCAGTCGACCAAGGTCAGGTCGTCGTCGGTGTGCATTGTGTCCTCCAAGGTTTGGTTGACTCGGACACTACTTATGCGGGGTTACTGTCGCAACTGTTACCTGTCATTATGCGGTACGGCGACGCGCCGCTATGCCCGTCGCGCGGGCCTCCGACTTCCGTTTCTTCGCTGGGTTCGTCGTCCGCGCACCACGCGGAATCGTCGGCAACAGTTCGGTCGCGAGGTGAACGCCCGCGTCGAGCGCACCCGGTGACCACTCCGAACCCGGCTCCCACTGCTGCCACTCCGTTTCGAGTGTCGTCAGGCCCGGCGCGAACCACTGCCGGCCGGTGAGGACCGCCTGCGCGATCGGTTCGGCGCGAAGGATTTTGGACTTGCGGGCCACGACCTCACGGACCAGCGGACACAACAAGGTCTGCGGGATCACGTTGTCGCGCTGCAGCTGCTGCCACGCCTGCGAGATGAGGTTCCGCCCCATGTCGCCACCGAAGTTCTTTTCCACCACGATCTCCGTGGCGTCGATCTCGAACGCCAATTTGCATGCGGTCTGCGGCCATTTGTCGGATCGGAGTTTCGCGGTCCGGTCGTGCGTCCACCAGCTGCGGCCGTCGTAGTCAAGGCCGCCGCCGATGATGCCGACGCTGTCACGGCCGCCGCCGCCCGGGTCAACACCGACGCCGCGGCGTTTCCACTTCTCCGGTGGTTCGGCTGTCGCGTCGAAGATCGCCGTCGACGTGAGCAATGCACCTTCAGAATCGACGGGCGCGCACTGGCACAGGGCGTTCCAGTCTCGGTTCGTCAGCGCCCGCCGGCGGCCTTCCCAGTGCTTGAGGAGCGCGTCGCGGTCATCGGCTGGGATGCGGGGGTGGGACAGCGGTTCGCCCGGTTCGCGGCCGAGGCTGTCGGGGTAGATCTTCTTCTCGAGGTTCGGTGTCTGCGCGATGGCCGGCAGGGTGATGACTCGCCACTCGCCGCCTTCCTCGATCCGCCCCTCCCGCTTGAGCAGCTCACCGGCGAGATCGTCCTGGTGCCAACGGGTCAGGGTGATGACAGTCCGGGCTTCGGGTGCGAGACGGGTGACGACAGCACTCGAGTACCAGTCCCATACGCCGTTTCGGATCTTCGGGGAGTCCGCCTCGGCGCGATCTCGGTAGGGGTCGTCGACGATCGTGAGGTCGGAGGGGAAGCCGGTGGATCCTGCTCGGACGCCGCGGGATCGGATACCGCCGCCGAGGGTGATGGTCCAGTCGCTTTTGCTCGCTTCGTCGGGTCGGAGCCGCAGGCCGTACGCGGCGCCGTGTTGCATGATGAAGTCGCGGCAGGCGGCGGAGTGGCCCATCGCGAGTGTCTTTGCGTACGAGGCGAGGATGATGCGGTCTTGTGGTTTTTGGGTGAGCCACCAGAACGGGAACCATCGGGACACCAGTTCGCTCTTCCCCGACTGGGGTGGGGCGAACACCATGAGCTTCGCGTTGGGTGTCGCGATCGTCTCCGACAGGGCGTTGTCGATGACCTCGAGGTGTTCTCGGGTTGTGCGAGTGGGGTCGTTGCCGATCGCGACCTGTAGGGGTGAGCCCATGACGTCGGTGATGGGGATGCCGACTTTGAGGCATGCTTCGGCGAGGCGGAGTTTGATCTCCCGTTTTTCGGCTTCAGTCCTCATCGGCGGTCGGCTGCTCTGGGTTCGCGAGCGCGGTCAGCGTTGGGAGTTTCGCCGGGTCGATCTCGATGCCGCGTTCGGCCGCGCCGGACAGCAGACGCTGTGTGAGGTGCTGGATCTCCAGGTCCGTCTCGGTGACGGTGACGACAGTCGCGTCGACGCGGGTCGGGGCGTCGAGGCCCATGAGTTTCGCTTCGCGGTCCAAGGTTTTCAGCACAAACTCGGCTGCTTTGAGGTCGCCGTCGAGGGCCTTGGGGTAGTAGACGCGGAGCATCCCCTCGATGCGCTCGATCATCATGGTAAGGGCGAGGTCGGCGACGTCGTCGCGTTCACGCATGCGGCGTTGCAGGACGATCTTCATGGCCTTGTGGGCGTTGCTCTTGTCGCCGTACCCAAGCTCGTTTGAGATCTGTTCGTATGTGGCGCCGGCGAGGAGCATGTCGAAGGCCTTGATTTCTCGTTCCGCCCGCTCGGCCTGGGTGCGGGGGTTGGTGTGCTTGTTTCCGATCGTCATGGCAGCCTCCGGTGCGTAGGGGTGACTGTTTCATTGTCCCCCCACATGACCTACAGCTGGGCGAAGTACTCCACGGCCCGTTCTGCCACTCTTGCGTAGCGGTCCGCAGCTTCGGGCGTCACAGCACTCTCTTCGTGTGACGCAAGATTTCGAGTTTTTCGGAGGTCTAACAACACTTTTTCGAGCTGAGGATCCAGCTCGCCTTCAGTGAGTTGCAATGCCACCGTCCGTGGCGAGACCCTGTACACCGCTGGCCTGATACCCGTATGCCGACCGAGGGCGTCGGCCGCTGCCTTCTGCACTTGCCGGTAGGCACTCATCACGGTGCCACGGGGATTGCGGGGCAGAACGTTGGCCTGAAACTCGTCGTCTATCGCCGACTTCACTTCGGCGGTCGCCGAGATTGTACCGTTAGCACCCAGCGCACCCTCTGCGTCGGCCGTTACTTCGGGAGTCTGGGCGGTAGCTGAACCTTCTGCCTCGACCGCGATAACCTGAGCATCCTTTTCGAGTTCGGTAAGGCTCTTCTCAAACTTCAAATGTGCGCCCAACGCCGATATCTCGGCGAGGTCTGGCACTCGCTCGACGACCTTCTCTACGAGGTTTCGCAAGTTCTTTCTGAGCACGACGATGGCGACGGCCGCAACTGCCGGCCATGCCAGAGACGACACGATGCTCGAGACAAACTCCATCCAGTCCACTCGCGAACTGTAGCTGGCGGCCGCATCGCGGCCCGCGTGTCAGTCGTTCGGATGACTAGTCTGGCCACACCCCGAGGTACCCGAGTTCGTTGTTGGTCTCGTACATGCGGTAGTAGTGGACGACCGTGACTGTCGTGAGTGGTGTCGATCCTTCGGGAATGAACTCGTCCATGTCAGGCCTCCCAGACGGTGGGTTGGTGGTCGCGGCCTTTGCACCAGCAGACGATCCGGGCCGGGCCGAGGCCGTCGTTCATCAGTGGGTCCTGGTCATGGAGCCACACGGCGCGATGCCACCAGGCACGGATGGCGACAATCACGACGCCGGCCCCACACGCGGCGGCCAGTTCCAATGCCCGGGAGTAGGTTCCGGCGCGTACGGCACGTCACGGTTGAAGTACTGGCCCGTCGGGTTCAGGACGCACAGGCCGACACGGGGGCAGCCGATATGGCCGGTGTCGCAGATGCCTGGGACCGCGGAGTCGTCACAGGCGTCGACCTCGGTGATGATCGCGGCCCGCGGTTCGGGCGTGAACTCACCACCCGGGGTGCCATACGACTGGTAGTGGACCACTCGTCCAACCGTGGGTTGCTGGGTCATCGTTTCCTCCTTGATCGTGTGGGGTCGTGTGCCCACATCGGGGGTTTCCGTGAGGGCTTGGGTGGGTGGGGTTTCCCGTCTGCGCGGGGCGGTGGTGGCTGGTCGTCGTCGAGCACGAGGGCCAGGGCGTCGAGCTGCGGCTTGGCCTTTGCGATCGCCTCAGCCAGCGCCTTGAAGTGCGGGGTGAGACCGTCGACCAATGCGCGCTCGAAGCGATCCCACGCCTCACGGCTCTGTGCCTGGAACTGCAGCGCGATGTCCCGGTTGATCGCGTCGACCTTGGGCGTACCCGTCAGGTGCGGAAACGGTTCAGGCGCAGCGCTCAGGCCCCACGCAGACGGGTCGAACGGATCGTCCTCAAGCGTCCAGTGCTCGGCGAACAGCGGGTTCGGATACGTGAGTATTTTGCGGAGGTGCGCGAAGTCGGTCTCCCGGACAATCTTGCCGTCGACGTTGGTCATGCGGCCGGTGGTGCGGGTGCCGATGTCCAGATCCTCGGAGAAGTTCAGCCAGTCGTGGTCGGCCATGAACTGTTCGGGTGTGAGGTCGCTGGTGTGGCTGTCGTACAGACAGTTCCAGCCCTGATCCCATAATCGGATGCGGCTCACTGGTCGCGTCCGATGTCGTCGGCGAGCTGGTCGCGGATGCCGGCGGCCCGCATCTGGCAATCGAGGTGACGTTGCTCAGCGACACCCAGCAGCAACGCCTGAAACGCCTGGCAGGGATGCCGAAGAATCCACCACATCACGCGATCCCCGCCCAGTGTCGGCCGTACCAGTCCAAGAGTTTCCGGTTGACCGCGCCCATGTCGGCTCGTTCGGGTAGGTCGGCGTTGTGCCGCAAATGGTTCAGCTGCTCGAGGAGTTCGTCCGCGCGGGCGAGCGCGTCTTCTTTCGTGTGCTGGCCGGCGCGCAACTCGGTGAGCCAGGCGCGGTCTGGTTCCGGGATCGGGAGGGTGATCCGCCCGGTCGTGAGGAGTTCCACGCCTTGAAGGCCAAGGCGCACCATGTGATACGCGAACTTGGTGTCGAAGCCGTACTCGTCGATCAGCTCGGGCCGGTTCGTGCGCTGCGACCGCAGACCCAGCATCCGTTCCTTCTGCGACACGAGGTAGCCACCGAACTTCGCTGCAACCTGCCGGGTGACGAACAGTTCCGACGACGCCTGGAGCTCGGCGCCGAACGCGTTGCGGAACACAATCTCCTCGTCAGGGATGAACAGCAGCAACAGGATGGTGGGGTTGCCGGCCGCCGCGAGCTTCACCCATTTGCGGAGCGAGTAGACGACGAGGTCGAGGTCACCTTTCCCGGACCGGTGGTGGTCGGGTTGGGTGCGGTACTCGAATTGCTCGAACGTGTCGAGCCCGATGACGTACTCGGGTGGTTCGATGCACACACCCATTTCGTCGCGGTCGTCGTCGCCGGTGGTGACGCCGTGGAGACCGGACCCGACTTGCCCTTTGAGGATCAGACCGTTTTCGGCGATGTGGGCGCCGGTGGTGTTGTTGTGTTTCGTCATGCCGCGACCTCGTGTGCGAAGTGGAGTGCCTTCTCGTGGGTGTCGAACGTGCGGAGTGCGCCCTTGTCGGGGTGCTCGGTCCACACCTTCCGGTTGTTCAGCCGGACCTGGACGCGGCCAGTCTGGGGTGATCGGTAGACGACCCAGAATCCGAAGAACATGCGGAACAACAGATCCGAGGACGGGAGGGTGACGCTGACGTTGCTCATGCTGGTGTCCGTTCGTCGATGATGTTCTGGTTGGCGTGGAGTTGGGCGTCGGCGCGGTCGGCGAACCATTCGGTCTCGGTGTCTGTCTCGGCGTGCACGACGACCCACCCACGGCCCGACGGCCGGATCACCCACGGTTCGACCATCCCCTTGTAGCCGCGGCAGTTTCCGAGGCGTGTGCACTCGGCATACGACTGACCGCACCGGAAACACGAAGAGAGCGCGGACATCAGGCACCGGTCCCAAAGTCGAGAGTTGGAGTGGTGACAGCGGTCGGCGTCAACCGAATGAATGCGCCGGGAAGGCCGCAACGCCGCAGCTTGGTCGCATCACGCTCCCCGTACGCGACGAGACAGGAGGGCGCACCCGAGGTGTAGACGCCTGCCTGTCCGTCAGCCCGATGGAAACGAATCCGGCCCTGCAGGAACAGGATCGCGTCGGCCATCTGCCACACCTGCCGCGCGAAACCAGCCGTCTCGGTGCGAGCAAAGATCAGTGCTGTCCCTTGGCCGTGCTCGGCGAGCTTGTCGAGCCACAGCCATGTTTGGTTGCCGTACGGGGGGTTGCACCAGACCCGGCCAGACCACGGTGCGGTGAGTCCGTCGGTGGGCAAGGTGATGTGGCGGTCGGCTGTCGGCCATTGCTCGGGGGCGGGCGCGGCACAAGGGTCGAGGTCAAACGGGCCAAGTGCGTCGAGGATGTACCGCGGTGTGAGCCAGACGTCGGTGCCCATCGCCGACGACTGGTGGCCTCCGACTCCAAGAGCGCGCGTCACGCGACCACCCCAAGGCTCTCAGCCACGATGCCGACGAGATCTCGTGCGGCCGGTGGGGTGACGGCGTTGCCGGCCATGCGGACTTGCTCGCGTCGGTTGCCGAGGACGACGTATCCGCCGGGGAAGTCCATCGCGGCGACGATCTCGCGGGGCTCGAGCATCCGGAACCGGACGTCATCGATGTCGATGGTCGGGCGGTCGGCGTCGAGCAGAGACTGGTGACCTGACGTGGTAACCGTCCGTACTGGTTCCGAGACAGGCGTGGTCATCTCGGATCCGTTGCCGCTGCGCGGGGTGTTATTGCGCATGATCAGCGCGTGCTTCTCCACCGTGGTGATCGTCGGCAGCGCCTCGTCGGTCGGCTGCGCCGTGCCCTTGCCGTAGTAGCTCGTCACCAGGCCGTGGTGATTGCCCGACGCAGTCACGGTGGACAGCGGGTCACCCGTCGACCGGGCTTTGCTCCCGCCGCCGCGCAGCTCCGCGATGAACGGTTCGACGAGCGCGTGATGGATCCCGCCTGCGGACACGGTCGAGATCGGTGCATCCACATCGTGATTGCCTGACTGACCGCGCATCACCGACAGGAACGGCGGCATCGCGACACCGTCCGGGTCGCTCGTGGTCCGGGTCGAGATCGGCTCCTCAGTCGGCGCAGCGTTCTCGCGCCACGTCCCACCGCAGGGCACGAGCAACCCCGTTTCGTTGCGGGTCGTCATGGTGCGGGCGGGTGCGTCGACCGGCGCGGCCTGCTTCCCGTCGCGGCCCTCGACGGGGACGAGGAGCGGCTTCCAGTACTTGTCGATGCCAGCCTGGATGCGGGCCATGGTCTTGACAGCCAAAGGCTTCGAACGATCGCCGATCCGGGTGCCTTCGAGTGACCAGTCGATGATGTCGGCCGCCGGCCGATACAGCGGTTCGACGATCGAGTACTGGCACGCAGCGCGTGGGCAGCGATAGACGTACTGGGCGCGGTACCGGCCCCACCGGGCGCCGTCGCGTTTGAACACCTGCCGGGCTTTGACCGGCCCGCACGTCGCGCACAGCGCGTCGGGTGACGTCACACGCTCGAAGTCCGGGCGCCGGTTTCCCTTGCGCCAGAACACGACATACATCCGATCGCGGGACTGCGGCGCCCCGGGCCCGAACGCCTGCGCATGCATGCTGTTGAGCATCACGATGTGGTGCGCATAGCCGAGGGAGTCCATCGCCTGCAGCCACGCCTGGAACGGCAGCCAGTTGTAGGCGTCGACAACGTTCTCGACGATCACCGCCTCGTACAGGTGGTGCTCGGTGAACCGGACGACGTCCCACATCGTCGCGCGAGATCGTTCGGCCGCCTCGTCGGGAAGCACTTCGTCGAACAGATCCGGCTGGGCGTCGAGTTTCCGGCGGCCCTTGGCAATGCTGTGGTTGGTGCACTCGGGTGAGAACCAGGCGAGCGTGGTGTACGGGAACCAGCGGGGGTCGACGTTCGACAGGTCCGCGCACCGATGGTCAGTCGCCGGGTGATTCTCGGCGTGGGTGTCGACGGCCAGCTGCCAGTGGTTTGCGGCGACTTTCACTGTGACGCCGGGGATCTGCTTCGCTCCGGAGGACGATCCGCCGGCGCCGCAGAAGTGGTCGGTGAGGGTGAGTGTCATCTGCTGCACCAGCCTTCGGGTGCGGTGGGTGTGTATTGCAGGACAGCGGGCTTGTCGGACACGGTGGCGGGTTCGGGGGCGATAGCGATGACGCTGACGGCGGCGGACATCACCACCAGCGCGACGATGACAGCGACCCACGTTGACCGGTGGGATGTGGGTTCCGGGTGGTACGGGTTCTCGTAGTCGCTCACAGTTCCTCGCTCGGATAGATGAGGCGGTCGGTGCCGGTGGGCCAGTCCGCGTGGTCGCCGTATGCGTCGCGGCAGCTGGTGCACACGTCGGGGCCGTATTGGCGGGCGCGTCGCTGGTGCTTCGCTCGCAGTGGTGCCAGAGCCTCACGGGCCGCATCGACAAAACCCATCGGCGGTTTCACAGCTTCAGGTATGGGCTCGCTGACGACAAGCTTCTTGCGCCAAGCCCGTTGTGCCGCTTCGACGGCTGGGTCGCTCATGCGGGCACCCGCAGAGTGCTTGCAGGGGCGGCGGTTTGACGCCCGGGGCATCCAGCACAGTTCGCCGGGTTGGTGGGTGACGGCTCCCAGGGTGGGTCTGTGGTGCCGCAGCACACGCCGGCTGAGGGTGCCACAGACAGCTGACGAGGGCCGCTCGGGCAGTCGTAACACCACTCGCCCGGCTGGCGTCGGCAGCATTGCGAGGTCATCGTTCACCTGCCTGGAGTTCGTCGGCGCGGCGTTCCAGGTCGCCGGCGTCGAGGTGGTTGATCTGCCTTTCGGTGCAGTGTCGGCGGACGACTTCAGCTGCGAACCGGAACGCCTCTGAGGTGCCGTAGTCGAGCACGGTGGCGGGGTCTGCGTTGTGGGTCATGTGTGTTCTCCGTAGTGGGTTACGTGGTCAGCGTATTGGGGTTACTGTCGCACTGTACCCCGGCATACTGACGTAAACGTCGGGCCAATCGAGGTCGCCGATCGCCATCCGGTGGCGTTCCAGGATGCTGATCGGGAGGAGTCGACCGACGAGTTTCACCGCGCCGATGCTGGCCAGCGCGAGGGCATCGAACTGGTCGTCACCGTAAGGCTGATCGATCCCCGGCAGATCCGACGGCCACCACCGGGTGAGCGCTGCGGCGACAGACGTTTTGTCGGCGTTGCCTTTCCCGGTCGCGAACTTCTTCACCGTGGTGGGTGACACCTCCACCAGCGGGATGTCGAGGTGGTCCAATGACATGACAGTTGTCCACCACAGCCCAGACCGATCATGCTGGGCGCCGGACGTCGACGGACTGTACGTCGGCGCTTCGATCACCACCAGGTCAGCGCCGCGACATAGGTCGACGATCGCGTTCCGCAACGCCCGGATCCGGCGGACCCGCTGGATCGTGCGAGGTTGCTTACGGTCCGCCGGCCGTTTCGGTGCCGAGCTGGTCACGGATTCGAATGCGACGGTGCAACGTTCGTCGGTGACGTTCACGACACACACGCCAGTCGAGGTGAGGGACGGGTCCACTCCAACGATGCGGGTCATGAGCTGGCCACCGGGCTGACGGTCCGCGGACCACGGTTGTGGCGGCTGTGCGAGCCGATGAGCCGGTGTGTGGCGCAGGGCCACGCCTGAGTGCATTCGGCGCACGTGGTGCCCAGCGAGACAGTCCCGAGGCTGCGTGACACCGGCTGATGCAGTGCGTCGACCGCGGCGAGAGTTTCAGCGTGCCCGCCGATCTGTCGGGTCACTGGTCAACTCCGATGAACTCGGGTGGTGTCCAGCCCTGACGGATGAGCCAGTCAGCGACGTCGAGACCGATCCCGCTCCTGTTAATTTCCGGCCTGTTGATTTCCGGGTTCGGGCCGTCGCCGCGTACGGGAGCGGGAGTGTGGATTACGACCTGTCGGCGGGCTTCGTCGCCGAGCATCCTCAGGTGTGAGAACGCTTTCTGTGCCCGGTCTGCGCGCGCTTGGTACTGGGCAGCCAGCTGGGTGTGTCCGTCGGCCTCGAGGGTTTCGGCCATCCGCGCGAGTTGGTTGTGGGCTTCGGGGCGCACGATGCCGCTCATGCGTCGATTTCCTTCGCCAGGTCACGCAGTTGCGTTGCTGTCCACGCATCAGGGACGGCGGCCGGCCCGCGCTGCCGGTCGCGGCGGTCAAGCTCGGATGCGACGAGGTACAGCGCGTCGACGAGTTCGTCTTCGTCGGTGGGGACGATGCCGGCCGACAGGTACCGCTCGAGGTATGCGGCGTGCGTGACCGCAGTTGCGCCGTCGAACGCGTCGGTCGGACGATGGTGGCGCAACGTCATTGCGAGGGCGTCCTCGCGACGGATGGCTGGGTCGGGGACCCTGGTCGGGGTTCGGTCGTGGGTCGTCAGCCATTCGTCGTGTGCGTCGAGGATGGTGTCGAGTACGTCGGCGTTCAGCAGGTCGTCGCCGTCGCCGTCGATGACGGGACCGTACGCGTCGGTCACCTGCTGGTGCACGAACTCGCGGCGGTTGTCGAGCTGCTCTTGGTACGGGTTGGCGGGGTCGGTGATGCAGGCGTCATCCTTCGCCTGGTCGTATGCGGTTGCCATTGCCTGTAGGTAGTTGTTGCTGGTCATGGTGTGTTCTCCGTGGTGGTTGTTGTTTGAGTGGTGAGTCTCGGTTGGACTGGGAAGCGGGCGCCGATCTTTTCGTAGCCTGCGATCTGGCCGAGTTGGACTGGGTCGTTGGGGTTCCGTTTGACCGTTTCGTAACCGACGTCCTGGATTTCGGGTGCTGCGTGGAGGCACTTTCCGACGCGTTCGTAGCCGTCTTCGGTGTGGAGGGTGCGCCAGCCGTGGTGGTCGCAGTGGCGGCAGGCGCGGCGTTCGGCGTCTTCGGCGAACCGTTCGAGTTGGTTGTCGTTAGGCATGGCGGGTTCCGCCTGTGGTTGAAACACCTTCGGATGGAGCTCGGTTTGGTGTACCCCCCTGCGCGCGTTGCAGTTCGTAAGCAGATGCTCCCAAGGTGAGTAGTTCTTCGTTAGTACCGTCCGTTACGTCCGTGCATATGCTCGATGCATTGCTCGGTCGCATTGCTTGTGGGCATTGCTCGTTTGCATGCTCGAGCATTTTCATGCTGTCCCCCATCGTTTCTGGGCTGCCTTACGTGCTTTCTCGCTTCGCGCTTTGGCTTCGTCGTCGCTGACCTGCTTCTCGTCCCATCCGTGGATCTGCCATCCGCCGACCGCCGGGTCCCAGAGGCCGACGTTGACGAGTCGGTCGGCGTCTACTTTTCGGGCGTGGATGAATGGCAGAGCGGACTTGGGGATGTATCCGTTGGTGCCGTGTTTCCCGCTGTAACTCATGGCGCAGGTGTGGGCGAACGCGGCTTGGAAGGCTTTGTCGGCGACCAGTTCGAGCACTTTCGGGTGGTCGGGGAACGCAGTGTCGAGTCGAATCCAGGGCAATCCCACGGTGTTTTACTCACCCTTTCTTGACTCAGATCGGATCGATCCGAGGCGGTACAACACATTGACACTGTCACTGTTCACCGTCACCACGTCATCTTGCGTCACGTCAAACCAGCTCGAGCGAGCACCTTCCGACGGTAGCTGAGTGCACCGCGAATGCGGTCGGTCCCGATGACCCGCTCCGCACGGTCCTGGGCAGCTGAATCCGCTGACAGATATAGGTCAGCCAACGCGACCGCTGGGACTGGTGCCACTCCCCTGCGGGGCGCTTGCACTTCGACACGGACACTGTCGCGGGGCAGCGCCATCACCATGCCGCCTGCTCGGTCGAGTGACGGTGGGGTGAAGTCGATCCGGACGTTGTCGTCGGAGATGACGGTGATGAGTACCCGGGTGTCGGCGACGAATACACCCCACGGTGTTTCGACCTGGTGGGTGAGGTGGCCGGCCTGGGTGGGTGGGAAGTACCGCACCGTTATCCGCTGAATGTCGGGTTGTCGTTGGCCTTCTCAGGGGCGGGGTCGGCGTCGACGTCTCCGTAGTCGGCGTCCGGTTTCATGGCGTCGTCGATGGTCGTCTGGTTCGGGTCGCCGTCGTCGTCGGTCTTCTCTGGTTCCGGTTCGGGGATGACCTCGCGGCCCAGCTGCGCGTTCGTGATCTTCCACTTCGCGATCGGTTTGGATCCGTCCTTGGTCGACTTGTGGCCAGACTCGACGCACTCCACTTGGACCGACATGACACGGACCTCGTTGACCTGTGGGCTGTGCTCGAATAGTTGCCCGGCAGGGCTGCCCTGGAAGCTGTAGGTGACCATGCTGCCGTCGGTGCCGGGTTCAGTGCCGTTGCCGTTCTCTTTGACGAGTGCCATTGCAGTTGTGCTCCTTCTATTTTGGGTGGGTTACTTCTTGGCGCCGGTGAGTACTGCGGTGGCGTCGAGGACTTCGTCTTTCGTGAGGTCGCGGACGGACTTGACCTCACGGATGGTGTTGCCCAGCCAGTCCTCACGACTGCCGTCGCTGGCGGCATAGCCGCCCGCAGTGAACGCGGCGTCGAGGGCGTCGAGGTCCGCCTTGGTGGGCTTCTTCGCGCCGGCGGGTGCGCTTGTCAGCGACTCCACTTCGCCGGGTTGCGGTGACTGTTCATCTGTCCCCTGGCTGATGCTGACCTGCTCGGCGTCATCGGCGTCGATGTAGTCAGGGCGGACATCGACGAGGTCAGCGGTGGCGTCGGTCCGGACGGACTCATCCATCGTCGATGCCAGGGCGAACTCACTCGACAGGGGCATCCACTTCGACAGCCGCTTGAATACTGTCTTGCGGGCCATCGCTTCCCAGTCGGTCTTCCATGGGCCGTTGTTGCCGCTCCTGGACCGGGCGCGGATCGCTTCGACCTGGGCGACGGACATGACCTCGAAGTTGCTGGCGCCGTCCTTGAACTTCACCATCGCGTAGACCGCGACGACCTTGCCGGGGTCAGCGGCGAGCGATGGTTTGTGAGTGAGGAACGGGTCGAGACCCAGTGCGTAGTCGAACTCGTCCTGCTCGTGGACGACGTGGGCTCCGACCTTCGCGACCTGCCCGGACTGGTAGGCCAACTTCACGAGGCCGCGGTATCCGGGGATGAACGTGGCGGTCGTGCCGTATGGCACCAGGTAGGCCTCACCAAGCGGGCCGGGTTCGAGGCCGAGCTGGCTGGCGGTCATCAGGGCGCCGAGGAACGATTCTGGTGTGCATCGTCCGAGGGCGGGTGTCTGCCGGAGGACCGTGGTGGCGATGCGTGCCATACGGTCTGGGTTCATGTGCTTGGGCAGGGCCCGCGCGATCTCCGGCTTCATGTTGTTGATCAGCTGGGTGAGCGTCGGCTTGCTGTCCTGGGCGACGGGCCGGTAATCGGTGGTTGTCATTCGAGCGCTCCTTGTTTGTTGTAAATCCAGTGGGGCAGGTAAATCGGGATGATGTCGTCGCCGTACCCGGGCCAGTGATCGTCCTCGACGCAGCGCGCGTAGGTGCGGATCGCTCTCCGATTGAGGCGCGCGCCTTCGCGGACGGCTTCGGCGTCGAGCTCCACAACGGACACGAGATACGGGGGGTTCTTGTCCTGCACGATGAACAGGAACACGGGCTCGTCACCGATGCCGGCGGCGACCGCGCCGTCGATGTACCACGGTGCCTGCTGGTAATAGCCGTAGTCGGCGGCCTTCTTCGCGAACAGGTCTGGATTGGCGGTAGTGGATGTCTTGTAGTCGACGAGGACGAGACGTCCGTCGATGGTCTTCGCTGAAATCCAGTCGGGCCGCGCTCGTCTGGTGATCCCGGTGTCGGGGTCCGTCCAGTAGATGGAGCGCTCGGCGTTGCCGTCCTCGAGGAGCTCGGCAGCTCGCGCGTGGCGGCGGACCTGGGCGGCCATGTCGGAGGCCTGCTGATATTCGCTCTCCTTCAGCGGAACTGCGCCGTCGGCACGGGCCTGCGCGATGAATGCCTTCGCTTCCTTCGTGCTCGCTGCCCCGTTGGAAGCCAGGATCGATTCGGGAAGCGGCCGAAGTTCGGAACCTTCGCCGAGGACCAGTCGATGCGCGGCGTGCCCGAAGTCGAATTCCTTCTTGGCCGGCCGGACGTTGTCCTGCTCGTACCGGTACTCGGCAGGAGTGGACGGGGGCAACAATTTCCGGGCGCCGGATGATGACAGCGACTCGCGGTCGGCGTGATAGACATCGTCGGGTATGCCGGCGTAGACACCGGGTGCGAACGTCACGATGCGACCTCGTTTCGTTGTTCAGGTGCTGGTGCTTCGCCGTGGTGGGGGCAATGATCGTCGGGGTCGTCGCATTCCCAGTCGCGGACCGGGTAGACCGGTGGCGACCAGTCGCACGTGCAGTCCTCGGGAGCCCACCGTGGGCGGTGCGATCTCATCGGGTGTCCGTCGGGAGGTAGTGCAGCGCCCATCCGGAGATGTCGATGTGGATGCCGGCGGTCGGGATCAGTCCGGGATAGCCGAGGATTTCAGCGACCCGCGGGAGGAGGGTGTCGAGTGCGCCTTCGTCGCCCATCGGCTCGGGTCCGTCGTGCAGTGGGTTGTCTTCGAACCAGGTGGCGGACCAGGCGATCGGGACACCTTCCCCTTCGGGATCTATTGGACGCCACCGTTTCTCGTCCCATGTGATGTCGATGTCGATGTGGGGGCACATGGCTTGCACTGCTGCGGTCAGGCTCACGATGCGCGCTCCTTCAACTTCTGCAGTGTGTTAGTCTTCAGCCCGAGGCGGTCGGCGATCCGCTGGTCCGACCAACCGAATCCGGCGAAGTGCTCCCATTCCCGCCGCAACGGCAGGTCGAGGACAGTGGGGTCGAAGCGTTCCGGGTTGTACTCTGTGTTTGTCACGATGTTCTCCAACGTTGGTGACTGGGCCGGACGGGGTCGCGGGGTGGTTCCCGGGACGAATTACCGTCCGGCCCTTTGGTTTGCTGGGGTCGACATGAGGAATGTCAGCCGGGCCGCTTGGTGGTTCGAGAGCGGCGGGTACTCGGTGCCAGCGAGCTCGTCGGCTGCGACGCGGGCCTGGACCCGTTCACGCAGCGACGCAGTCGGCTTCGGCCACACCTGGACGAACGCGGTGGTCATGCGGACTCCCGGTTCCTGAGTGCTGAGCGGCGGAAGATCGCTGAGATTCGTTGCTGTAGTTCGGGAGTTGGTTCCGGCCACCGGGCTTCTTCCGCTGCGAATACCGCTTCCATCTCAGGCGACGCGTTGCCCGGCGCATACGGCCACTTCTCCGGATCGAACTTCAGCGCAGCCATCACACACTCACCTTCGCGTCACTCCGCATTTCCCGGAGATCTTGTTCGGAATTACTGGTCACCTTGATCAAAAAAAGATCGTCGACCGGGGTCATCAGGTGGTGGGCAATTCGCAGCGCTGCGTCGGTGCCGAGTGTTTTGACTTCGCCGCGCAACAATCTCCCAATGTATGAGTGGGCGCGATAGCCAGCGACCTCTGCCAGTTGCCGCTGCGAGACTTCCTGAATCACCATGAGCCTGGCGAGCTTCTTGCGATCCCTGAGGATCATGTACACCTCCCCGATCCGTCGCTCGGAACGTTCCATGACTCTATCTCCCTAGTGGTCGTTGTGTCCAGTAATTCCGAACAAAGCTGACCACGCCGGTGTCCATGCTGTCAACAAATTACAGCGATGTCGTTCTGCAGATAGGGGCTGAACTGGACCGATACACTGGTCTCGGCCGAACTGGATTAGTGTCCGAAGAACGACCAGCCCGATTGCTGTGTTCGTTTTTGCTGGTGTCCGCGCGGATTGCCACGACAGGAAGGTGCACGCACGCTCATGGCCATGACCACGCCCCGGGCGCTCGCAACGCTGATCGAGACACAGAAGCGCGCCAACAACCTGTCCGACGACAAGATCGTCGAGCGCGCCCGTGCCCGCGGGCAGAAACTCGGCAAGTCGAATCTCAGCAGGGTCCGCGCCCAGGACAACCCATCGATTACGAAGGCCACAATCTTCGGGCTTGCCGCTGGCCTCGGTGTTACGCCCCGAACAGTCGCGGTCGCGGTCCTGACTGATATGGGAATTGCGATCAACGAATCGAGCAACGACGACGCTGAGTTCGCTATCCGAGCTGATCCATCCCTCAGCGATTTTCACCGCCGCACACTTTTGAGAATGCTGACCGGGTTCCGCGAGGAGTTCGAGAACGCTGTCCAGGATGCGCGTGACAAACTCGCGGGCCCTACCGGTCTCCGCGTGGGGTCGTACGACGACGAAGTCAGCGTCGAGGCGAAGGGCCGCGCCGTGACCGAACTGTTCGGCAACAGCGACCCGCCCCCTCCGCTGGAGGACGAGCAGCTGGCGGCGTACAAACCGAAGCTCGGCGAAAAAGGGTCGCGCGAGGCGCGCGAACAGGACGAGCTCGCAGACCGTCCGGACCCGGAAGGGCCGGAGGCGGGGGCGTGAGCCGCGAGCCGCGGCATGAAACTGACCGCATCGGAATTCTGATCTGCACTTGGAGGCGTCACGCAGAGTTTGGTGGTGACGTTGGGCGGCTGGGCATTGATCGAGATACATGGGCGGCGATGAAATCGCTGATGAGGCGCGCCGCGCGCGGAACAGTTCGCGAGAACGAATGGGAGTTTCCGTGCGCGACCAGCTCCGGATCGCTTGGGGAGCTGAAACTTTACGAGGCTGATGAGGTGTCGTATGTGGCAGAGGGGCAGAAGGTAATTGACGAGGTGACCATTCACTACCGCATCTACTTCAACGAGCCGACACTGTGCCCAGAGGAACTGTGGGCCATGGGGGCCGGCGCAAAGTGCGAGCATCCAGAGTACGTCGGGACGGATCAGCAAGCGGACATCGCGGTTGCCGTTGGGCGCACTTACGCGTGCTCGGCGAACGGCAACGAACTTCTCACATTTGACCCATAACTCTTGCTCCGTGTCCAGTTACGGTTAACCTGAACCCATGAACCCCATCGAAGCGTTGGAGGCCGACCTAGCGGCGGATCCGTATGGCGAACTTCGCGAACACCTTGCAGCAAACGACGACCGGTTGCTGGAAGACCTTGTCGCCATGCGCAAGAGCAAAAGGTTAAAGCAGGAAGAAGTTGCGGTTCGTATGAATCGCTCCAAGACCGCCGTGTCGAATTTTGAGAATCTAGGATCCGATCCGCACCTGTCCACAATTCGTCGTTACGCAGCTGCCGTGGGAGCGTGGATCGAGACAAAGGTGACTGACTACGATCAGTGGCCCGACGAAGGCCCGGTCACAATCACGGTCTCGTATCGAAAGCGGCCGTCAACCAACGCATCAGCGAAGGTAATTGGTCCGATTGGGTATTGGTCAACCGTCTGATGAGTATCCCCGAGGTCGATGACACGCTGTTGACGATCTTCGAAAAACATGGGCGGCACCACCATGAAAACACCGAAGAAGAGCTGCCGGAGACAGACTTTCAGCTGTCGTTCAATGTGCAACCTGACAAACTCGGCGTCCGAATTCGGATCGAGGAGGAGACGCGCGACGGCTCGTTGGTAGTCGATGTTGCTGTCCTGTACTTCTGGGATCGGAGGATCGAGGAAGGTGATGACCTCGACGCATTCGTAGAAGAGACCGGGATTCCTCAGGTGCTGAACTGTGCCTCAGCAATACTCGTTGATGCGGCCGGGATCATCGGCGCCGACGTCCCGTTTTACGGTCTTGAGGCACGTTCAACCCTGCTCGAGAACTTCCGCCTCGGCGACAACACCCTGCTAGAGCTAATGGATAAATGACAATCATGTAATTCATTGCCGCACATGGGCTTGTCAGTCCTTGCCGATACAACTCTCGGCATGGATACGGAACTCTTGCCAAGCCGCCGCCGGTGGCACCCTTGGCGCATCTTGCGTGAGCACTACCCCGAGGTTCAGGTCATCACCACGCACCGTCTGCCGAATGGCATCCACGGCCTGTTGGCAGGCACGACGATCTGGATCTGTTGCAGCCTGAACCAGGTGCAACGCCGGTGCGCGTTGACTCACGAGCTCATCCACTACGTGCGTGGCATATTTCCGATCGATCTCTCGGAGGAGGCGGTCGTTGAAAAGTGCACCGCCCTGCAGCTGATCCCATTCGATGAGCTGCTGCACGCGCTCCGGTGGAACCGTCACCCCGATCCCGACGAGTTGGCCGAAGACCTGTGGGTCACCGTTGACGTCCTCGCGACACGTATCAACAACCTCAACCCAATCGAGGTGGCCGAGCTCGAGCACCAGCTCGATGGCGACTGGATCTACCCCGAAAGGCACATCCATGGAACTCACTGAGGTACTCGATTTCGAGCGGTCGTGGTGGCAGCACCGCGGGAACAAAGAAGCCGAGATCGTTCGCCGGTTCGAGGTGTCGGTGGTCCGCTACTACCAGCGGCTCAACCAGATCATCGACCTGCCCGAGGCGATGGCGATCGACCCGATGACGGTGAAGCGGTTACGCCGGATGCGGGCGCGCCGCGCGCAAGCTCGTCAACGCACGACGGTCATTTCCACACGAACTCAATAGACTCCGGCCCCGGCACGGTGCGTTGCCGTTTCGGGATCTTCAAGATCCGCACCGTCACGAACTCCCGTACAACGTCCCGGCGCTCCCGCATCGGCAACGCGTCCCAGTGCTCACGCGCTTGAGGGCCGGCGATCCGGGCGATCAACGGTGACTTCTGGTGTTGTCGCACCTTCGCTTCCGCTGCTGCGATCTGTGGCCGCAACCGAGCCTCGATCCGAGCCAAGGCGGCCGGTGACGTCTCGCCCTCGGCGGCGGAGTCCGTGAACGCGTCGAGTCGCTGGCGAAGGGCAGTCAACTCACTGAGAGCCGCCGACAGGTCAGCGTCCTCCCCACCGAGGTTGATCAGCAGGTCCTGCCCTTCGAGGCGCCGGAGCACATGCTCGGTGACGTAGGGGTCGACGGCTCGCACTACTCGTGCGACGCAAAATCCTTTCGAGCACGAATACGTCTGGTAGCCGCGGTTCTTGATCCGGCGCACTGTGGCGCCGCATTCCCCGCAGACTGCTATGCCGGTCAGCAGCCAGGTTGGTTCGGAACCGCGTTGGGTTCGCCGCGTTGGATCAGCGAGGATGGCCAGGATCCGCTCGTGATCGTCGCGGGAGATCAGCGGCTCCCACGTCGCCTTACCGATCACCTCGCCTTTGTGTGTACGCAGGCCAGCGTAGGTCGGTGATTCGATCATCTTCTTGATCGTCATCGGTATCCACGGCGTTGGGCTGCCGTCGCGTCGCGGTCTGGGCCCGGGCACGCCACGCCGGTTCAAGTCTTGCGCGATTCCGTAGATTGCGTCGCCGGCGAGGATGCGGGTCACGATCTCCCGGAATATCGGTGCCGTTGTGGGGTTGGGTGTGCGGTCGATCGCTTCGCCGGTGTCGGGGTCGCGGACAATCATGTATCCGTACGGCAGCTTTCCGTGTGGTCTTCCGGCGGCGGCGTTCGCGCGGACTGAGCGGAGAATTCGTTCGCGGGTTTGGTCGACTTCCTTCTCCGAGAGGAGCGCGTCGAGCCCGGTCGTGAACCGATCGTCGCCACGCTCCAGGTCGTACACGCGCCCTGAGTAGCACCACAGCACCCCGCGCTGTGCGCAGAGATCGCGGAGTTCGGTATATGCCTTCAGGTCGCGCTGCGCGCGGGACGCCTCCCACGTGATGAGCACATCACCAGAGGTGAGGAGTTCCATGAGACGCCGGTACGCGGGTCGGTCTTTGCGGCTGTACCTCGAGGCGCCGCGATCGTTGTCGATAAGGACTTCGCCGATGTCCCATCCCTGGTCCGCTGCGAATGCCCGGCACTCGGTCTCCTGCTCGGTGACGGACTTACTGCGCTGCTTCGGGTCGCTTGAAACACGGCAGTAGATGATCGCTCGCATGGTCGTACAGTACTATCGGAATACGACAATGTCCCCGACAAAGTTCAAAACAGATTGTCATGGCTTTCCAAGCCACATCCAATCGACCAGAATGCTGAGGAACCGCACCCGATGATGGAGACATTATGCAGGCAAAGTCCTTGGCCCTTACCGCTATTACAGTTGGAGCATTGATGATTGGGACAGCCTGCTCGGACTCCGAGGACGCCACGTCAACGACGAGCACGTCAGCAACCAGCGCGACGACGACCGCGCTACCGACGACGTCTTCTCTCCCCGCGACCACGACGACCGCTGCAGCGACCGTCGAACCGACTCCGGAGGAAGCTGGGTCGGACGAACTACCCGGCACCGCCGAAGAGATTTGCGCCGGCCTCAAGCCGCTGTTCGATCCTGCCCGCGAGACTGAGAGCTATGACGCTGACGCCGAGTTCGAGGACTTCATGAAAGACGTTCAGGCACCGTCCGACGGCAGCAGCCCCGAGTGGGATCAGATGTCGCCCGCCCAGCAGCAGCGGTTCACGACGGGCGCGCGGATGGCCGCCCAGGGCGAATGCTGATGACTACCACCGAGCCAGCGTGGTTGTTGCCGTCGGCGCCGAAGCGGGTGTGGTGGAAGAACCCGTGGGCGTTGTTTGCGGCCGGGGTGTTCGTCGTCGGGTTCTTCGGTGCCTATTGGTACGTCGCGATCCCGCTCGTGCTTGTCATTGGTGGCGGACTGGTGTGGTGGTTCCGGCGCCGGTACCGGGAGCAGGAGTACGCCCGGCTCCGCGCAGCTGCCGACGCGGCGTACCGGAACGGTGAGGTTTTACCGCCGCGGCCGCCTTGGGAAAACTAGTTTCAGGGATTTCGGTTCGCCCGCCACTTACAAGCAGGTGTTACATCTGCGGTGAAATTTTTACCGACTGGGTCGGGATCGCCGAAATATAACCAGTGACATTCGCAGTAAACCGTTTCGGGGGAATGTCACTTCCGCAGGTCAACGCCTCAAGGCTCCGCTCAAAACCGGGACACCCCCGTCGGCGTCACTTCCAGTGGAGCTTGAGCCGTTCGTCGGGGTTGACCTTGGTGGAGAACACCTGCACCTTGTCGACGAGCAGGGTCAACACTTCCTGCCGGATCGCGCGCGGTGTTTCTTCCCACCAGTCGACGATCTCGTCGATCGACGGCGGAGGCAGCATTCCCTCGGCCTGAACGATCTGTAGGTCCCGTTCGGCCTGGGCGATGACCTTCCGGGCTGCTGCCACCCCAGCGTCGAGAGCGGGCTTGTATCCGTCGGCGCCACCGAACGTTTCAGCGAGGACGACCATCCGTTCGTGGGCTTGGTCGATCTGCCGCTGGTACTCGGACGCCGGGCGGGTCGCGGTGCGGGCCAACTTCTCGCGGCTCCTCTTGTTGGCCAGCCGCGCCAACACACGTTCAGTCACCTCGGTGTCCAGCAGGTGCGCGGCGATCGCGACACCACCACATCCACCGGCCCGCGATGAGCAGGCGTAGTCCGGTGCCCGGCCTTCGCGGGTGGAGGCGTGCATCGTGGATCCGCAGGTGCCGCAGATGACCATGCCGGTAGGCATCAGGGTGTCCGAGCGTCCGCCGTGGGGTGCGAACTTCGCGCGGGCCGGGTCGGTGAGGATCTTGTTGACCTTGTTGTAGATTCGCTTCCCGAGGATCGGGGGGATGTCCGCGGGGATGAGGTCGCCGGCCTTGTCGAGTTTCATTCCGATGATGCGGGGGTTGGTGAGTGCGCGGCGAACGGTGATCGGCGCCCACGGCTTTCCGGTGACTGTTGCGACGCCCCGGGTTTCGAGGTCTTGGACGAGGCTCCGCATGGATCCGCCGTCGGCGATGTGGTCTGCCATGGTCCGGAGTTCGACGGCTTCGGTGTCGATGATGTCGCCGTCGGAGGTCCAGCCGTATGCGCGGCTCACTTCACGCCTGCACTGTTACATGTGGTCACACTGTAACCCTAGCGTGGGATGCTGAGTCTGCGCTTAGGACTTCACCAGTGCCCGGAGCGCGTCGGCCGCCGCCTGCACGTAGGTACGGCCATCGCCCGGCATCCGTTCTGCGCCGTAGGCAACATGACGGCCCGCGGCCGCGTACTTCCATAGCCACGTGAACGTATACACCGCATCCCAGTAGCAGCGCGCAGCGAGCGGCTGGTTGCGGCCGGTCACAGCACTCGACACCACCCGGAGCCCGTTGTCGGCCGGGCAGGAGGTGATCGGATCATCGGGAATCGCGAACGAGAACACCGGAATACCGGTGATGAGTCTCTCCCCGCCGACACCATAGTGGTTCGCTGGGACGCCCTTGTTCGAGCACTGCTTGCGGTCCCGGAGTGGGTCGGCGAGCAGGATGATCCCTTTGCAGTGTTTCGGGCGGTCGAGCATGACGAAGTCGCCGGCCGCCGCGGCGCCGAGGGAGAAGCACACGATGATGTAGTCCTCGCCCTGTTCGTCGATGCGCCGCAACGCTGCCCGGCACCCGGCGACCGACTCGGCATAGCTGAGCATCCCGATGGGGCGGATCTCCGGGCGGTAGACCAACTCGACGACGTTGTCGAAACCACGGACGACACCGGAACACATGTTGCCAGTGACCGGCTCGCCGGCGCCGCGGACACAAACGATCAGCATTTCGAAGTCCTCACAGATGGGGTGGCAAGTCGTCGTTGCGGGTGCGTTCCTGGTTCCACGTCCACAGCAGGTTGAACGAGGTGAACATGATGCCCGCGTACACACACATGCGGATCTGGGCCCAGCCCCAGTAGTCGGTACCGATCCAGTTCGACATCGATACTTGGGTACCGAACACGGCAAACGACAACAGCAGGTACAGGATTGCGCGGCCCGCAGGGTAGATCCGCCACTGAGACCACTTCCAATAGCCTGCCGAGAACACCCACGCGATGATCGTCGCGACGAGGATGAACGAATCGCCCATCACGCGTTCTGGGACACCCGGAAGGACCGTCATAGCCGCCACGGTGACGGAGCCCACCGAGATCATCACCCGCCGAATCAATGTGCAGCCCTCTTGTTCCGCATCGCCAACTCGATCGTCTGACCGAAATGGTTCTGCTTGTACGACGCCTCCCCGCGTTCGCGTAGGTGCCGGGCTTCCGCGCGCTGGGCGAGGCGTTCTGGTGCCTGCGCATCGATCTCAGCAGCGAGCCGTTCGAAGGAGTCGCGCTCGGCAATTGCCTGCTCCACTCCGGGTGAGCAGGTCCCCTGGTTTTTGTTACGGCGGCGGAACATGGTCGCCTCCACCGGTCGATACATCGACGCCGCCGTTCGTCGATGCGAGACGCTGGACTTCCTCTCCGACACGGACTCCGACACGAGCAGCGGGGACGAGGTCACGGATAGTGGCTGCCTGATCACCGTTGGCTCCCATCAGTTTCATCACGACATCCCTTGCGGCTTCCTTGGCTTGGCGTTCCGCATCGACCTGTGCGAGGAGGTCTGCTCGCTGTTGGTCGTAGGTCGATCGAGGGATGAGCCGACCGGTGAAGATGAGGAAGACGAACAACGTGACCAGCCCGGCGAGACCGATGTCGCCGATTGGTACATCGGCGAGTAGGTCTGTCGCCGAGCTGGCGTTGATCATTCGCCAGCGGACCGGGTTGCGTCGAAGGTGTCGGGCCCGGTCTGCACGGCCACGAGAGTCGCCTTCGGGGTGACCTGCGGGCGGGTGACAGCGAGGGTCAGGAACAGCGACACCGCGGCGAGGAGAGCGCCCTGTTGTTCGGACGTGATGTGGAAACCGAACGCGACGAGCAGCGGCAGCCCGGTCTGGATGACGCCGACGATCGCGGGCAGCACATTCTCCTTCACCGTGATCACGACGATCAGGGTCAGGATGCCGTTCACGAAAGCCTGGATGATGCCCTGGGTTTCGGTCGACACGTTGATGCCGAACGCGACGACAAGCGCGACCGCGGCCATGACGGCGCCGGACCATGCGGCGGGCTCACGGCCGAAGACGAGGCGGGCGGGCGGGTTTTGAATGGTCATCATTTCTCCTTTGTGGTGATGCGTACTGCGCCTGTGGGATTCCAGGCGAGGGTGTTGGTGTCGAAGTCCTGCGCTTTGCCGCCGTCGAAGTCGTACTCGTTCGAGGTCGGCCAGCCGAGGGCACCTGTTTCAGCGCCACGCTTGTAGTAGGAGTCGCCGATCACGCCTGTGACGTGGTGGCCGGGGTCGTCGCCGAGTTTGCGGAAGACGACGCCACGCTCGAACGCCTGAATGTCGCCGACGTCCTGGATGTAGGTGTGATTCTTTACTGGGTAGCCGAGAGGTCCGTTCTCCCAGTTCAATCCGGCCCAGTACTGGAAGATGCGCATCGGGACGGCGCGGGCACCGAACTTCTCGTGCCAGTAGATGTAGCCGCGTTCGAACTGGGCGTATCGACCCTTGCCGTCGACGCCGCAGGTGCGTTCGGCGCCCATCTTCCCGACGCGCGCACCGAGCCAGTTGGTGGACTTCTCGATGATGCGCTGCATCTCGTCGATCTGGTTCGGGGGGATGACAGGTGCAGGTCGAGGTCCGGCGTTGATCTGGTTCTGGATGTCGCGGCGGAACGCGTTCATGTCGATGCCGCCTGGATCCCACTTGCCTTGCGCGCGTCCGGCCCATTCCTTGTGGCCGATGACGCGATCGGCGCCGACCCCGAGCCGCCGGCAGATCGCCGCGCAGACCTTGACGTACGCCCAATACTGGGCAGCGGACCAGCCTTCGGTGCCGTTGTTCTCAGCCTCGATACCGATCGACACACGGTTTGCGTCGTCCGTCGGGATGCCTGGATACGAGCCCGGGCCAGCGTGCCACGCTTCGCCCGCGCCGACGACCGTCGCGACACCGTTCCTTGCGAGGTGGATCTGCGAACACAACCCGAGTTCGGGATGTTCGGCGATCGACCGCGGCGATGCGTTCCCGCCGGTGTGGTGGGCCATAACGTGAGTGATCTGACCGAAGTCGCCGTGTCCCCGGTCGAGCCAGCCGGGGTACTCGACGACGGCCACCCCCTCGGCCCTGATTACGTCTGCGAGCCATACGGGATCGCCCATAACTGTCTCCTGTGTTTGTGCGCCAGCGGCTTCCAGCCATCCGGCGGGATCGAGGTAGTCGGAGGTGTAGTCGTACGCGTGGACCGCGAGGTGCAGGTGCGGTGCTACGCCGCCGTTCGTGTTGGAGTTCGGATTGATCCGTGCGATGCGTTGCCCGGCAGACACAACCGCGCCGACAGCTACTTCACGGATGATGTGCCCGTACTCGACGCACCCGCCGCCCTGCTCATCGCTCGAGTCGATGACGAGCCATCCGGCGGGGTCGGGGCCGCCGTACCCGCTGGCGGCTCCGGCATAGATGACGGTTCCGGCTTGGACTGCGTAGACGGGGAGTCCGGCTGAGCCACCGGGCCACCCGAAGTCTGTTCCGTAGTGGAAGCCACCGGAGCGGGGTCCGTAAGGGGAGGTGATGATGTGTCCGGCGGCGAGGGGGTACACGCGTGGTGCCACGAGCCGCCTCCGGGTGAGTGTGATGATCTTTCACTCGGCCCAAGGCCAGCAGTGCGGTTGGCTCTAGGGTAACTGTCGAACAGTTCCCTGGTCTGCAACCCGCCTCGGCGAATCGTTCTACGGCGCCGGCGGCAGGAGGTGTGCGTTCGCCCGCAACGCAGGGTTTAGTTGCTCATCGCACGCGCGCTGCAGATCGTCATCCTGCAGCTGTGCGAACACACCAACCGATCCGAGATACACCGGCCACCCTGGAGACAGCTCGTACTCATCGGTGTAGACGTTCGTGGTGCCGTCGTAGTTCAGCCACCAGTGCTGCTTGCCGCTGGCGCGGAACGCTGCGAGCTCGGCGGCGGTCACATGGAACCCGTCCTGGTCTTTCACGCTGCCGCCTCCACCTTGATGCCCGACCACGGCAGCCGAGTCAACACATGAGTGAGCGATGTGAGAGCGATCGACGACGGAATCCCCGTGTAGAACGCGGAAGTCACATACGAAGGGGCACGAAGGATCATCGACGCCGGCCGCTGCCGTGTTGTCCGGGGCGCGTACGCGATGGATCGGGGTGTCATCAGGAGACCTTGCGCGCGTTGGCGGTGAGCGACGAACAAGATTTGCCCGGGTGTTACAGCACCCTGCTCCTCGGTCAATGCCATATTGATCTCAGCCTCTTGTGGTGTCGTCGTCGCTGCCAACGTCGATGCAATATTGCCCGAGTCCCACACCTTTTCGATGTTCCCGTTGCTCGGGTTGTACGCGCACAACGCCATGTTGTATTCGACGATGTCGAACAGTGAAGTGTCCTCTCCGACATTCCAGTGCAACAGACTCGCGTGGCCCTTCCGGTCGGCGACGACAGGCCAGTAGTAGACCTTCCCACCGATCCCTACCGGATCCTTTTGCACCTCCGGCGTGAACAGAGGGGTGACCGGAGAGACCGTCACCGAAGTCGTGATGTTCGGGTTTTCGTAACCGGTGTTCGATCCCGATGAGGGAATCGAGTGACGGTGTTGCAACTGGTTTGCGTCAACATCGACAGCCCACCGGATCAACTCCCCACGGCCGCATGACGCCATGTCGTCGATATCCGCGACATACGCCGGCGTCACCGGAGAGGCGGGAGCGATGTCTTGCAACGCTGCGATCGCTTCAGTGTTCGTGGTGATCGCTGTCTGAACGCCGAGCGCCCACCCAGCGAGGTCCGCGAGGTCGCCGAGAGCACCGGTGATGGCGACGACGATCGACACAATGCCATCGCTGATGGCGGCAGGCACGTTGAGAAACCCGCCGAGCAGATTGTTCAGTAGCTGATTGCGGACCTCTTCGAGCGCCTCAGTCAGCCACAGATTTTGCTGTACCCCACCCGCTTCCGGGTCCGCGTTCTGGTAGCCCGGCCCGATACCGGCACCAAACGCGCCCGCCGGGGAGAACCCATCTGGTGACGTACCCACTAGGCGCCGCTTTCGTCAGACGCAGCCTGCCGTTTCAACTCTTCGGCCTTCTCGGCCAAATACTGTTCACGCCACTGTCGCCATTCCGGTGCCTCAGTTTCCACGGGCACATCCAGATTCTGGGCCTGGGTCTGCGCGATCTTCCGGTCAGCGATCCTCGCTTCCAACACATCCAATTGGGCGTCATCGAGGTCCTCGATATCCGGAACACCTTCGACCGCGACCGCACCGACCTGCACACCCGGCACATCGAATGCCGAGTCAGGGACCGTCTTCGGAACCCACATCACCCCGCCCGTCCCCAACGGTGCATCCGGATTCGACTTAGCCCGCACCAGCCGGTACACCGCGTCATCCGACGGCGGCCCGCACTTCAGGTTGTCGAACACATGGATCGCCAACACCTGCTGCATCTCCGGCGGCATGTTGAACGGGATCGCGGTGCCGTTCGGGACAGCTTCGAAGACATGCCGCAACGGGTGCTCGTGCTTCCGCGCGAGGACGACACCGGTCTTGGGGTCTCGTACCAAACCGCGGTTACGCTGCTGGTTTCCACGTCTCGACATGGTCAGAGTCTAACCGTCCCCTGGCAACCGAGGTCAGGCCGAAACACCGAGCTCCTGGATCACATGCTTGATCATCGCGACCTGCCGCGATAAGACTGCGCCCGGCTCATCGTCGATCTGGTTGTCACCGAACGCGATGTCCCAATCCACATCCGCTGCCCGGTCCCAGCCGAAGCCCAGCGAGTACACGTGGTCGACATACAGCTTCCCCGACTTCCCGATCTCTCCCGCGATCCGGTCGCCGGTGTCGAAGTGGGCACCCGGCCAGTACGGTCCGCCGGCCCGGCACTTGATTTGGAACGTGGTGTACGCGCGGGTGCGGTGGAAGCCGGTCCGGATCGCCTCGAGCGCGTGGAGGCTCGCACCGGTGCCACCCGATGACTCCCAGTATTCGCCGTACGCCGGGCCTCGGGCGCCCATCCTTTCGACGCGGATGGGGTTCGGTATCCGATGGAACGCGAGAACGACGTCTTCGACCATGCCGTCGAACACCCCGAGCGCAAGACCGGGGTTGCCGATCAGCGCGCCGAGGTAGCCGAGAGCGGCGTTCATCAGCAGTTTGATGCCGGAGTTCACCCAGTCGGGTGAGCGGCCGCCGGTCATGATCGCCGACGCGGTCGCTTTGTGGCGGATCATCTTCCACGACTGGACACCCGAGATACCGCCCGATCGCTGGGCGTTTTTGAACACGACCCACGGGTTTTCGCGGGTGGTGCCCAGGAACCCGCCGATCGAGTACTCGGGTGATTCGATAAACGTTGTCTCCGAGACGACCTCGTTGATCAGGTCGTCGGCCACCTCGGTGACAAGGTGCGCGAGACCATCGAGCAGCGTCCCGGACGGGCCCTTGTATCCCGACTTGTCGATGACATCGATGACCAGGGTGGGCTTCGTCAGGGTGTAGTGATCCGGCGCCGGCTGTGGCATACCCGGGAACCAGCGGTACACCTTGATCTGTATGCCCGCGTCTTTCAGCGTGGGCCCGAACACATCGTGTGCGTTGCCGAAGCGGGTCGCGATGATCGACCACATCGACGTATCCGTCAGGAACGGTTTCGGGACAACGACGATCGGCCAGTTCTCCGGATTGAAGTTGGACAGCCACGACGCTGGGTCAAACAGGTTGTCGGAGAACGTCCACGGCAACGCGAACCGCCGGAGGAGGTTCATGAAGATGGTGGCGGTGATCCCGAACACCGCCGGGCCGGCGTACGCCCAGATCTTCGGGAATTGAAGCTCCATCGGGAACAGCGGGTTCGACGCACAAATGATCTTTTTGATGTGCTCGTACTCGTGGAGGAACTTGATCGAGATGAACTCGAAGCCCTCTTCGTCGGACTCGTCGAGGATCTCGGCGGCCTTGCCGGTCCACTCCTTCACACCGGTGCGGACACGGATGTGGAGGTCTTCCCACTCGCCGAGCTCGTCGACGATGAAGTCACGCAGTTTGTTGGTGCCGAAGATGACAAGGTTGCCCTCGCCGGTGTCGTTCAGCTTCTCAAGGAATTTGGCTTGAGTTTCCCCGATCAAGGGATAGTGCTTGTCCCAGTTCTTGTCGTACAGGTCGATGATCGGGCGGGAGTTCGCGCGCTGCAGGAACTCGGCCTGCTGCATCCGCACCTGTGAACGCACCTCTGCGGGCGCGAGCAACGGGGGCATCAGATCTCACCGCCGAACCAGCGATCCCACCGCTGCACGAAGAATGCCTGGATCTGCGAATCTGCCGTACCGCCAACCAACTTGACCGGAACCATCCGCTCTTCAGGTGTTGAGGGCTCAAGCCAGTAGTCGAAGTCTTCGCCGTTCATCCGCGCCCAGTCTTGGCCGAGGTCCCGCGTCCACAGAGTGGGACGGTCTGGATAGGTGTCGACCAGGAACTCTTTCCCGGCACCCAGTGAGGGCAGCTGGTGCACTATCGGGTCGCCCTCGTCGTCGACCGCGTCGGCGTCGGGCAGTGTCCATGTCTCGGTTGTCGTGATCTGGCCGGACGCCCACTGCAGGTAGCAGCGCTGGTCGCAGGGGTTGGCCAGCGGATACATGCCGGTGTAGGCGCCCGAGGCGAGCGTCATATCAGAGCGCTTGAGCACCGGGCCGGCGATCTCCTCGGAATACCAGAACGGGTCGCACGCGAGGAGCTCGACCTTCCACTCGCGGAAAGGTTTGCGGCCGAGGATGAGTTTCGTCTTGTCGCTCGGGCTGCCGAGTCGGCGGACCTTCAGCTCTCGCCAACCGCGCGTCGAGTACAGCCGGAGAAAGCAGTCGTACCTCGTAGACAGAACCCGCCACAACAGCGACTCGATCCGCTCCCACGTGGCTGTGTCTTTCGCCTTCGTGATGATTGTGATCTTCGGTACGCGTTCCTCCGTACGCGGATAGTCCGACAACGTCGAACCCTCCTGATACGCATAGTTTTTGCGGACCTGCGTGATCGGCGTGTGGTACAGGTTCTCCATGTCCTCGCCGAGGGTGATGGCCGTCGACGCCCGCTGCCCACTGTCGTAGTCCAAGAGGTCCAGGACGACCACGTCGACACCGTCGGAGTCACGCAGGATCAGCTGCGCTTTCCGGTTCGGGTTCACAATTCCGCACGCCATCGGCTATCCGCTCCTGAAGGTTTCGGTGACCTGCGTCATCCCCGACATGGCCTCTTGCTTCGTCTTCTGCGGGTCCATGCCGTTGAAGATCACGCTGTCGGCGAACTTCACCTCGCCGGGCGCCTGGTTCCTCTGCTGCTCGAGCATCTGCCGGAGGTATTCGACGACTTGGTCGATTCCCTTGTCGACGTAGCCGGACAGGCCGAATGGTTCGGCGAACTGGCCGAGGATTTCCTTCGACGCGTCCGTCGCCCAGGTCCCGGCCTGCGCGGCGAAGTCCTGCTCCCCCAGCCACGTGTTGGCCCGATCGGGACCGAACGGCATGTCCGTCGACGATGGTGAGGTCGGAGTCGTGGCGGTGCTGGGGTCCGGCATCGATGCCGAATTGGTTGTCGTGGTCGGCGTGTAGTCGAGCTGCGGTGCCGCGTTCGGGTCACTGTTCGCGGGCAGCTCAGCGCCCGTGATGGTGACGGGCACCGTGCCCTCAGGTGTGACAGGAACACTGCCCGCCCGCTGCACACCGGCGCGTAGCAGTTCCTCGTTCTCGCGGCCAAGGTTCTGCCCAGCACCCGAGCCCCACGGGCTGCCTCCCTGCGCGTTGAAGATCTTCGCTGCGATCTCGGCCTGCTGCTCGGCCGTCGCCTCGCCGGCGGTCGGCGCGAAGTTCGTGCCGCCGTTTGACGCCCACGTTCCCTTTGCGATCTGGAATAGTCCGCTCGCTTCGTTCCCGCCAGAGTTGGCGTCTTGCACGCCCTGCACAATGTCAGCGCGGCCGCCCGACTCACGTTTGATCAGCTTGTCCCACTCAGGGTCCACAGCCGAGTACGTGCCGTCGGGATTCTGCACGAGCGCGATCGTGTCCGTCGTCGACGCCGGTGCGCCCGTATCCGCGGTGAGGGCGCCGCCAGTATCCGAGCTGGTGTAGCTTCCCGAGTCGCTCGACCCGCCGCCCATCGTCGACGGCCAGTTCTCCACCCACACCGGTGTGATGCCATTCGCTTTCGCATCCGCCGCGGTGTTGAACTTGCTGCTGCCCCCGGAGTTGCCCCACGACGCTGACCCGCCGGTCGTGCCGGAACCGATACCTGAACCGATCGGTGTGCTCGATGAACTCGCTGTGAGCGCGCTTGCCGAGCTACCGCCGGTCGGATCCTCGACAGGGCTATTCGGGTCGCTCGCCGCGCCACCGAACGCATACGACTGCCGGGTGTGGACGTGGTCTTGGTGACCCGCCCAGTCGTCGCGGTAGTAGCCTGGCTGATCGGTACCCGGCCCGACCATCTGCCCGTCCGCAACACCGATCTGTTGACCTGTCTCCGGGTTCATCCAGATGACTTGCTCCAACTCGCCCGAGATTCCCGCGAGGTGCTCGGCGAACCGCTGCATATCCGGGACGGACCCCGACCAGTCGATCCCCTTGTTCTGGCCGTCCCGCTCCTGATGCCCGGCATACGTCGACGGGGTGAGGTTGAACTGGCTGGCGACGTCGTACACCCACTGCGGGAAGACGTCGCTGCCGCTGCTGCCCGCCGGTAGGCCGTACGGTTCGCGGCCGGCGAGGCCGCCAGCAGCGAAGCCGGGAAGGCCGCGGCGGATGTCGTCCATGGTGATGCGGCCGGAGTTGAACGCCTGCAGGAATGGCAGAGCACCGCGTTGGGCAACAACTTTCGCGCGGGTGACGAACTCGCGGTTCGACAGCCACGACAGAATCTTGTCGCCAGTCGGTCCCCCCGGCCCGCGGGCCAGACCGCCTGTGCGCATCTTCGGAATGTCGGGCATATCGAAGCCCTTGCCGCCGATGCCGGGCACCCACTTCGGTGCCTTGAACGACAGCTTGCCGGCGGTGTTGTTCCACAGATCAGCGATCCCGTTGAACACAGCCTTTGCTGCGTCGAAGATCGGCGAAAAGATGTTGCCTGCGAAGCTCTTTATGGTTTCAGGCAGTCCTCTGAAGAACTCGACAATGCCGTTGAATCCGGTGACTACCGCGTCCTTGACGCCACCAACTTTGTCGGTCACCTGGGTGACTAGCCCACCGAAGAACCCGACGACCTTCCCGACGAAGTCGACAACCGTTCCGATCACCTGCGCCGAGAACGACACCACCGCGGCGATCACCTCGGAAAACTTGGCGATCACCTGCGCCAACACGGTCAGGATCGGTGCGATCGCCACGATCAGCTGCGCAAACACTTGGGCCGCCATCATCGTCACCGGGAGCAGCGCGGTGATCAGCTCGATCAGCGGCGGCAGGAGGTTGGCCACGATCTGGATCAGAGGCGGTAGCAGCGGCAGGATCGCCTGGACGACCTCGAGCCACACCCCCGCCATCTCCTGGATCATCGGCGCGACCGCGGTGATGATCTGAATTAACGCGTCACCAAGGATCGGGAGAACGGGCAACAGCGCCGTGAGGAGCTCACCGAATCCTGTTGCCAGAGTGGTGATCACCGGCACCAGACCGTTGATGATCTCGACCAGGACGCTTGCGTACTGAGTGAAGTACTCCGAAAGAACCTCGGACAGGATCATTAGGACGTCGGTGACGGGGCCGATCGCCGGTTGCAGTGCCTCGAACGCTGCGATCAGCCCGTTGCCAATGACTTCCAGAATCGGGCCCAGCGCGGTCGCGAGGGACCCGATGATCGGGCCCGCGAGTTCAAGGAATGACCCGATCAGCCTTCCGAGGATCGGGAGGATCGGGACCAGCGCGGTGCCGATCGCGGCGATGGCGTCGCCGACCGGACCGAAGGCAGGAGCCAGTGCCCGCAGTCTGTCGCCGAGCGCGCTCGCGACCTGCATCAGTACGGGACCGAGGGTGGTCGCCAGTTGCGCGATGACCGGCGCGACAACGGTTCCGACGATGCTCGCGAGTTCCATGAACACGGGCAGGACTGCGCCGACGGCGGTCATCATCGACGAGAAGAATGTGGTGAGTGCCTCTTGGCCCTGCACGCTGTTGACGAACGTGTTGACCTGGTCGAGGACCTGACCGAGGGTTCCCATCAGGCCGGACCCGGCGGAGTTCGCGGCGTTGAAAACGCCGGAGATGATTCCGCCGATGTCGCTGAGGACGGCACCGAACTGGGATGCGACGTCCATCGCCTTTTCGAAGAACGCCTGCATCCCGCCGTTCTGCTGCAGTTCGACCATGCGGTCGGACCAGCCGCGGACGACGCCAGCCATCCCGTCCGTCAGTGGCGAGAAGGCCTGTCCTGCACCGGCTGCGATTGCTGCGAGTCCGGGCACGAGGTTCCCAAGTGTCGATCCGAGGTTGCCGGCCATGTTCGCCGACTCGCCCAGCAGTGTCGACATGACGGAGATGCCGGTGCCGGATTGGGCGAAGTTGAGGGCTGAGATTGCGCCTTCGTTGAAGCCGTCGGCGACGGTCGTCATCGCGGCGCCGAGGATTGGGAGGTAGGTGTTCGCGAGGGGTTGGATCCGGTCAGCGAGACCAGCGAACAGCGAATCCTGTACGCCGCTCTTCATCTCGTCCCAGGCGGGTTTGACCCCCCGGATCGCGAGGACGAAGTCACGGGCGTGGGGGGACAGTTTCGCGAGAGCTTCTGCGGCCTTGTCGATTCCGCTGCCGCTGTCTTTCCCGACCTGGTTCAGGGCGTACTGGGCGTCCCTGACGGCATAGGTCGCGTCCTCGAGGCGGCGGTTCGCGTCGACCACCTCGTCGGCACCGTTGACCCCCTTCTTCCGGGCGTCGGCGATCTCGGATTCGAGGTCACCGTTGGACTCTCGGGTTTCGGCCAGTCGCTGTTCGGCCTGCTCGACGCGGAGAGCGGCGCGTTCTCGTTCGGTGCCGTTGTCGAACCCGCCTTTGGCGAGGTCTTCGCGGGCCTCTTTCAGTGAAAGGACCGCATCCTTCTCCGACAGCGCGGCGCCCTTGGCTTCGAGGTTGTAGTCCTCGAGACGTTCGAGTGCATCCTTGCGGGCGTCGGAGACATCTTTCTGTGCGTCTTTCTCGTCGCGGACCGCCCGGGTGAGCGTGCGTTGCGCGTCCGCCATCTGTTTGGCGACGTCGACCGCGGCGCCACCCCCACCGGTCGCTTCGGCACCGAGCGCGGTGAACGCGTCCCCGACTCCGGACATGCCGACCTTCAGGGTGCCCACTGCGAGGGCCAGGGCCGACACACCGGCGATAGCAGCGCCACCGGCGGCCACACCCACAGATGCGAGGACAGCCGCGAGAGCGGCGACAGCAGGGGTCGCGGCGCCGAGCGCGACGACCGCCGAACCGGCGATCCCGAGGTATTTCGCCGCGGTGCCGGCGCCGGACGCGATCGAACCGAGCATCGACGTGATCCCCGACAGCGCACGTCCGGACCGGCCAATCCGGTCTACGTCACCACCACCACTGCTGCCGCGGTCGCTACCCGTGACTGTGTTGATACGGACAGTCCGTGTGCGAGTGAGTTCAGTGAGCCGGGCGCGAGCTGCGGTGTCGTTCAGGCTCACCCCGAACTCGATCGGCCCGAGAACCAAACGCACAAAGTTGCGCAGGTGTGTATGGATCGCCCGTGCCGCCACTTCGGCCTGTGTCTTGCTGAACTCGACAGTCAATTTGACGGTCGCGTTCGGCAGAGATCTCAGCTCCGCGCGTACGGAGGCGAGGACCGATGTCGCTTTCGCGAGGATCCGGTCAAAGGCGTCGTCGAACGAATCCCGGAGTTTCGCTGCCGCCTTCTGGCCGTGCAACGCCAGCGCCGCAAGGGCTTTCCCCCCGCGGGTCTCAGCCGTCTCCATCGCCCGCGATACCCGCAGCGCGGCGCGTTCCCAGTTCTGCCCCGTGTTGGTGGCCGAAGTCCGGGCAGCCCGCTCGATCGCACGGAAATGCTTCTGACACGCCTTCGACGCGATCTCAGTGGACCGCACCAAACGTTGTTGGAGTTCCTCGTCGATGTTGCCGTAGTCCAGCGACGCTTCAACGCGAGCATCAGCCCATGGACTAGACAACGCCGCGGCCTCCCAGGCAACGTGCCCGGCCCAAGGCCAGCGGCGTCAAACTTCCTTACTGCAGGGTATCGGGTATCTGGTCGACAACCTGACTATCTTCGACGCGTGGTGCGGCCTGCACACCCTGCGACAACGCCATCACCGCGGCGAAATCGTTCGCTGCCGACTCGTCGTCCTCACGTTCGAGTTCCCGGATCAGGACCCGGGTGGGTTCGCGGTTCATCTTGTCCCACCACTTCGAGAATCCGTCACCGCCGGAATAGAAACCACGCCACACACCGATGACAGCGTTCGTCGCGCGATGCGGCGGGAGGTCGGTGACGTTGATTCCTCGGGCTTGGAGTTCGCCGTCGACCAGGGGCCATGCCCCCAACGTTTCCTTCCAGATCGCGGTCGCGGTCCACCGCGGTATCCCGACAATCCGGGCGACGAGGGTGTCGGCGATCTCGTCGAGCAGATCGAACTGCACCAGCGGCAGTTCGGGTTCGAAGATGCGGGAGTACATCCACATCGCGTCGAAACGGTCCATCGTGGCGGTGAGGATCCACATCCCGCATGCTTCGTTGTCGATCAACAGGGCCTGCACGAGATCCGTTGTGGGCGGGACGATTACCCCTATGCGGTGGCCGTCGAACACCCACTGTTTCGGGACGTCAAGCCAGGGCGGTCCCGCCATCTACTTCCTTGCGCGTGCGGCCCGACGCTTCTCGGCGCGGTTCTTCGGTGTGGCGGAACCCCAGCGTTCGACAATCCGCATCGCGATCTCGCCGACTCCGTCGTCGTCGAAGTCTGAACGGGGATCCATCATGAGCTGGTACAGGTGCGACCAGGCGACCGGGCCGATGCACAGACGGACGAGGTCGATCATCGACAGGGTGCGGTCCTGGTTGGTGGCTGTTTCGCTGGTGATTTTGGCGGCGAGAATGAACAGTGCGGACTCGGACGGCTGGGTCAGCTCCCAGCGGCGGCCGTCGATGACGATCGGGATGACCTCGGGTTCCCGTTCGTCGCCTTCCTTTTTGCGGGTGGTGAATCGGAACTCTTCGGGGATGTCGCTGAAGTCGTCTTCGTCGTCGTCGGCATCGATGTCGGTGGTGGCGTCGAGGCCGTCGATCGCTTTCGCCGCGGCCTCTTTCTCCTCGGCCATCGCGGTCAGGTCCGCGTCGCCGCCGAGTTCGGCGGCCAGCTTCCGGAGTTTCGCCGCCTCCTCGCGGAGCAGCTCCGGGTCGTCGGTTGCTTGGATGGACTCGAGCTGCGCGTCGACCGCGTCGACCGCGGCGGGTTTGGCGGCGGCCTTGCGGGGTGCCGCCTTCTTCGCGGGGGCCTTCTTCGCTGCAGTCGTGCGGGAGGTTGCCATGTGTTGTCGGTCTCCTAGAGTTCGCGGATGGTGCCGGTGTCGCCGAGGACTTCGACGAGCGCTTTGGTGAGGAACGGATCTGGTTTCATACCGGCCACGCTGCGCCGGAAGATTGCGTCTTTGCTGCCCTTCGGTGTGAACTTCAGGGCCGACGGCCGCCCGGCCGGGTTGAGTGGCCGCAGCGGGACGATGGGCCGCCCGGCGGGGCCGTGGATACCGGTGCCGGTGTGGAAGTACTTGGCGTAGTCGACGCTGCAGCCGACAATGACTCGCTTGGTGGTGGGTCCGGTGCGATCAACGGCGTAGTCGATGGCAGCGCGCATCCTGCCGCTGTCGACGTGTCCGTCAGCGGAGACGATCTTCTTCGCTGCGGTGGTGACTCGGCGGCCGACTCTGTGTGCCCACTTCTCTGCCGCCTGGTCCAGCTCCCGCTCGATGACGTCGCGATGCATCTCGACAGGCATCAGGTCACCGCCTCGTAGGTCGCAGCGAAGATGTCCGGCTTGCACGGGTAGAACTCCCCCGCGACGCCCTTGATGATCCAGTCACCCCACGCGGCAAGCATGTCGCCTTCGAGCGTGTGAATCTTGACGCCATGAGTGATGCCGCGGCCCGGCCCAGGGAGTGTTGCGTCCTTGGCCTTGCCGTTGATAAAGGCTTCGACCTCGGCGACGTTGTCGCGGGTGAGCTGCAGCGCGTCGATCTCGGCAGGCAGCTTGCGGAACCGCTGCGGCTTACTCGCCATCGAGAGTCTCGCTGGTTGCTGTGTAGGCGAGGTCGATGTCGTCGGCGTGCTCGTCCCAGATCGCGATCAGCGCGTCGCGTGTTGCTTCTCCGGGAAACGCCCACTTCACCGCGGTCAGGAAGTTGGCCCACAGCTCGCGGGATCCGTTGCGAGGCGGCACAACAACTTTGCCGTCAACCACCCACGGATGATCGGCCTCGACTCCGAGGTGGCTGGTGTTTGTGTAAGCCGGGTCCTTGGGGTCGCCCTCGACGACCTTGATCAGCCCGGACTCGACCGTCCCGACCGGGCCGTCCGTGACCACGACCAGACTCTCCTGCGCGATCAGCCGGTCCACGAACCGAGACCGGACGAGCGTCACCGTCTCGCCCTCCACGAACCCGGCGATCGACTGAGTCGCACGAACTGTCACTTCTTCATCACTCATGACACCGAGGGTACAGTCCACCGTTACCCCGACATATGAAGTCAGGCGCGCGGGTCACCCGGCAACATCGGCCACCCATCATCCGGGCCCTGACCCGATAAATCAGCCATCACCCGCACCGTCATCAAACCGCCATGGACACCGCCCATCGGGGATACCGGCCGCCACGCCATCGGCGTCACCGACAGGTCCGGGTCACCGTCCTCGTCGAGGAACGCAGCCACGGCCGCGCGGCGCATCGCTGCCGCATCGTCGAACGCATCTCGGGCGGCGCTGTCCAGCACCACCGGTTCAGGCATCACGTCCCGGCCCTCGGGGACCGGATAGCAGCGGTACACACCCATCTCCAGCTCGACCCGCCACGTCGGCACCACACCATCCCGCACCGGTCGCTGCAACGCACCTGCACCCGAATCAGCCGCCGTACCAACAACCCTCGTCCACATCAGACCGCACCCGTACATCGGTGGCTGACCACCCGGATGAACCATCTGGATCAGGTCGTCGGCACCTCCGCGGGTCACGCCGACCTCAGCGCCGAGCACAGCGAGGAGCTGCGCCGCCAACCCGTACTCGTTGCAGTCGATCACCGCAGCTTCACCGCACCCCGCTGGCCAGGAATCAGCACCCTCGGCCGCCGTCGCAACCCACCCGGGTTGACCGTCCGAATCCACGAGTCGGCCTCTTCAACACCCGTCAGGCCAGCCTCGATGTAGGCGGCGGGGTCGAAGTCCATCGACACACCCTCACGGTTGACTGAGGTGACGTTCGGCGGGAGTTTGCACACCCCGCCCTTACCCGTCAACGACTTCAGAATGTCGACCGCCAGCGCGCCGGCGCCGACCTGACCCGCCACAGGGACCGCGACACCCTGCAGGTAGGTGACGGTGAAGGCCCCCACCTCGTCGTCGTCGACGTCGAGGTTCTGCACCTGGGGCCACTCACGGCCGTCGGTCCGGAGGAGCCAGCGCCGGTTCTTCACCTTGTATGCGGCAGATGTGAGCGCGACACCGTCGACCATCACCGAGATGATCGAATGCACCGGTCCGGGCAGCGCTACCTCCGACTTGCCGACGCAACTGCACGACGACGAACACCCGCACGCACCAACCACATTCACGCCACCTAAAGCGATGCCGGGCCAAAACACGGCGCCCGCTCGGCCACCGTCACCGGAATATCCGGCGTAGGTGGAGTAGCCAGGCGGCGGGCCGAAACACGGCCGCACCGTCTGCTCCCGCAAACCGAACACCCGTCCGGTCAACGAATGGAGCAACGACACGGCCATCGCCTCGGCCCGCGCCTGGTCATCCGCCTCGGCAGCATCCCAAACAGACTGCGACTTCGGCGGAATGATGATCGGCCACTCCATCAGGCAGCCAGCGGAACCGCACCCGCAGTCACGGCCGGGGGCGGCAGCAGCACCTGCTGGATCCGGAAGTGGTCCGTTCCAGTGAGCGGGGTGACCAGCGGGCCCGGCACAGGCGGATCCTCTTCGTCGGCAGCCTCGTTCAGGTCGACGTCGTACGGTCCGGCACCCCAGCCCGCGCCGTCCTTTGTGGTCGCCGACAGGGTGAACGTCGCGGCGGCCTCCTCGATCGACACCTCACCGAGCTTGCCCGACGACACGAACGGCAGCAGGAAGTAGCCGTACGGCTTCGCGCCGCCGGTGCAGGCGGTCCCGGGTACGTCCGACCACACCTCGAGAGCGAAGTTCGTTTCGATGATCTGACCGAGGGTGACACCGACTGCGTTGCCTGCGTAGTCGACGGCCAGCGGCATGCCGGTGATGAGGTTCCACGCTTCCGGGCTGATCCGGATGAACTCGATCTCGACGCCCACGTTCTTGAGGACCGGTTTGCCGGTGTCGCGGACGTCGGGGTCGCCGTTGCCGTCCTTCAGGAACGTGTCCTCGCCGTCTTCGTACTCGGGCGACAGCCCGGCTTTGACGAATGACTTGATCGACATCGTCGACTTGGGTCCGATGACGGGGATCCCGCACTCATCCAGTTTGGTGAGACGGAAACGCTTCGCGCGGATCGAGGGCCAGGTGGTGTTCGGCATCAGCTGCGACCTTCCGGGTGTGAATCTTTCACGCCCGGCCCAAGGCCAGCAGCAATTACCTACTGGTCAGGATAGACCGTCATCGCCGCAAATCCTCGGCTCTCCGTCCGTGAACGGCGGTTTGTCGGTGCCCAGTTCTACGGTGTCGCCGTTGGGTTTGATCGGGAAGGGTTCGACCCAACGACGAAAGACCGCCCGAGCCATCTAAGTCATGGCTCGGGCGGTCTTGTTCTGTCGCGCGGTGGCAATATGCTTAGCGGGCGGAGATTGAGCCTCAAGAGAGGTCTCTGTGTTCTCCGATACGAATCCGCCGAAGCGGTGCCCGAACGGTCACCAGCTCGGCCCGCGCCGGGTGCTGGTCGGCTGGGACAACCTCCATGATCCGCCGTGCCGGACGTGGACGTGCCGGCGGTGCGACGCGGTGATCTACGCCCACACGATGCGCTGGTTCCCGACGATCCACCTCGACGGCCTGCACTACGTGCCGAAGTCCGACTGATCATCCGCCGGCAGGACACCAGATGCCCGGAGCTCGGCGACGTGGGCGCGGAGCTGGTCGACTACCGCCACCTCGATCGGCAGTAGGCCACCGTTTTCGACGTACTCGAACTCATCCACGGATGATCAGACGGGGGGTGGCGCTACCAGGTTCCCGTTGAACGGTGTCTGCGATTCAGCTTCGGGGCCGCGTTTCAGGATGGTGACGTCGTCGCTGTCGGCGTAGTGCTAGCCGTAGCGACCGTCTGCGAGTTCAACGAGACCGGCCTGTTCCTCGTCGGGATCAGGTGGGTACCGCCGGGTGGGACCGACCGCGCCCGCGGCCGGAATACGTTGCAAAGTATGCACCAGAGGAATACTCTGTATATACGCGATGGTCGCGTAGGAGGTGCGAATCAGTTGTCCGGTGTCAGTAAAATCTCTGTCAATCTGCCCGACGAGGTGCTTCGCGCTGCGCGAGACCTTGCCGAGCAGAGTCACGTGACGCTGACCGAGGTCCTGAGGCGGGCGATTTCTACACAAGTCTTTCTCGAAGAAGCTCAGAAAGACGGTAAGTCAATTCTGCTGCGCAACGAGAAGACTCGCGAGATTGAGAGGGTGTACTTCCGCTAACAGTGAAGGAG